TAAAAATTGGAGTCCCTCCGCCGCCTCTACCGCTGTAAATTTCGTTTCGGCACCCATCTTGGCCGCGATGTTCTTTAGCGCTTCGAATTCGTCGCCGGTCGCGCCGCTAATCGCTTTAACGTTCGACATGGCCGCTTCGAAGTCTGCCGCAGTCTTAACGGATGCTCCGATACCGGCCGCTACCGCACCGCCAACGGCCAGCGACGCCTTCTGAACGAGCCCCATTTGCTTCGATAGATTTTCGGATGACCGACCCATCTGCGTCATGTCGTTCCGAGCCTGCTGTGATCTGCGCGACCAATCGGACATATCGAGAATCAAACGGGCGCGTATTTCTCCGACTGTTGCTCCGGCCATCTAGTTACCTCCTTTCCGAAAAGCTGTTTGCATCATTCGTAGTTGTTCGAATTTCTCTCTATCGAATTGATCAGGCTGTTTAATCCCTGCCGCTCTTGATAATCCGTTAGTTAACGCTGTAAAATCGCTTTCCTCACTAGATCGACTATTCGTAGCGAGTTTAATTCGAATTTCTTCGAGCCTCATGATTGCGTTTTGTTTTGTTTTCGCACGTATGAATTTCGGGATATCAACCATGTAATAATCGTTTTCAATCTCACGCTGCGTAACGCCTAGTATGACGGCCGCATCGATTAGGTAATCATCGATCGTATAAGAATCGCCCTCTCCTTCGCCTACTCGCCGAGGTTCGGAAGAAGGCTTTTCACGTTTTTTGCCATAGACGACAATCGGTTTTTCTTAACCGTTAAGGAGATATATTCGAACATCTCGTCAGCTCCGACGTTTTCCGCGATGTACTCCTTATCCACGCCACTCAAAACCGATACAATTCCGACGATTTCGTCGAGACCTACTTCGAGGCCAGTCACTACGTATGAATAAAAATCTTCCTGGGGCGCGCCTAATACCTGGACGATAATTCCCGGTAGTTTATCCACGGCCCCAAATAGTTGCTTCCACTTATTCGGAGTAAGCTTCGGAACCTCAACCGGATACTCTCCGAAGTAAAGCTGATCCGGATCTTTTTTAGCGAAAATCTTCATAAAGCAACTCCTTTCGTTTAAATAAAAAAGACACCGCAGTTAAGCGATGCCTTTACGTTTATGCAGTTGCGGTTTCGTCTCCGATAATATAAAGATCGCCGTCGTTGGTCATATCCGGATAAGCGACGAAAGTGAGGTTTGCAATCCGTTCATTATCGGAATCATACGTATACTCCGGGTCTGCAATTGCGCCGGCCAACGGGACCGTAATATAATCGTTCGGTGTGGTCGATGGCGCTGTCGGTTTGATGACGAGCTTTTTAGCTGCCGCGAGCATATCGTATCCTGCTTTACCGCTAACTACGAGTTTTTTCTTCGTCGGATCTGTCGCATCCGTTACGAGTTTACTGTTCGGAATAGCCTTTGATAGTCTATCAAGATCGTGGAGAGCGAAAGGGACCGTTACCTCTGCCGTCCTACCTTTCATGATCGATTTAACGATCGTGTCACCGTATTGGTCAACGGTTGTATCTTGTTTTGAAGTTTGCGCTTTAAATTGAATACCGCCCTTTGTGATGTCAAATACGACCATATCCGTACCTTCTCCGTATTCAACGACTGCCGGACCGATTGGTACATTAATGCCTGCCATTCGTTTTCCCCCTTGTTATCAAAATAAAAAGCCCCTATTTAGGGGCGAATTACGCAATCGAAATTTAAAGAATATTGAGGACGTTCGTTGTCGTCATAACCTATAAACAAAGGAACCGAGGTCGTAGCGCGGATGATAACGACAGAACTTTCTCCGATGATTACTTCTTTAAGATTGGTAAGCGAATCGAAGATTTCGTTAGCTTTATCCTCGCAATCTTGTTCGCCTGCTTGCCGCCCTCGCACTAATATCTGAAACGACGGCTGCTTCTTCCCGGTCCATTGCGATGTCGGAAACCCTCCGGTAAGTTTTACGGAAATACATTCGTCATCCGCATCGCGAGGAAAACGATTGGGATAGTAAACGCCAGGAACCCGCGACTTAATGAACGATATTAATTCGAGTATCTTCAACGCTTACCTCAACTCCTCTCCGACGGCATTTGCGACGTTTTTTATATACTTCTCGGCTTCCCCCTTTAACGGACGTTCCAGATATTTGTTACCGACCGTATATCCATCTGTTCCGCCAGCTTGTGCAGAAGTAGGACCGAGATTGTAGTCGGCCTCATGCGTCCATATTGCGTAGTTAAATCCGTTTTCAACTGCACGAAAGGAGACCTCGCCAATCAATCGGTTCCGTGTTAGTGTTACCTTCTTTTTCATACCCCGACGAAGAATCCCTTTTTTAATCGGCGCGATGTTTTGAGCGATACGGGCGAGATCATCGACATTGTCCTCCATCGCTTGAGTAGCCGCCCTCTCTGCGCCGTGTTCAGTTCGATCTAATCGACTAAGGAAATCGCCTGCGTCCAGAACGAAACTCAAACAACCACCTCCGTCAGAATCGGCTTTCCGGATATGTGTCTTTTTACGTTGATTTCTTTCGGCTTTCGCTTGATCGTTTCTCCGAGCTCATTCGTAAATATGACCGTATCCGAGTACCGAACGTCTGCCAGTTTGTCGATCAGAATTCTCGCTGTCGCAACGGATTCTTCGCTCTTTATAACACCGGAAGATCGTGACGAAGTAATCTGCGAGCCTTCATCAACGCGACACTTTAAGATGATCGGATCTTGTTTTACGGGATTTCCCCACGGATCAAGTTCTCCGGTAGAGTCGCGTTCAATCGTAATGATCTGACGCATAGGAACGATCGCCATTTACATCACCGTCCATTGAATACGCCTGCCGCCGAGTTTCACACCGTTTTCTTCTCCGATAAGATCGAGCGACTTTTTCGGGATCAACGATTCATCATCGACATTTAACGTATCTTTAAAATTAAAGGAAGCAACGCCCGTAATAGAGAAGGACGCAATGCCTTGCTTGTTCAGGCGGTTCGTATCGTTATAGGCAATCGCAAGCACGTTCGCAAACTCATAGACCGCTTTATCCGGTATTTTATAGTCGGGAAATTTACGCACTAGAACGTCATCAGCTCTGTTTATAATTCGTTGCTTCTTTTCGGTTGCGTAATCGTTCCAATCTTCGTTATCGATCGTGAAACTGTTGATATATTCGTCAGCACCTTCGACGCTTAACGCCATTAGCGCCACCTCCTATTATTTTGCGGAGGATTTACGCGTTTGTTTCTTAGCTGCCGGTTTAGGTGCGGCTTCCTCCGTTGGTTTATCGATTCGAGTTACGTCTGCCAGTTCGGATAGGACTTTGATTTCGTCCTGACTTTCCGTTTTATATACGCCATTTTTAAACGACTTGAATTCGGCGTCCACATAGAATCCGAGTTCCGGATATTTCGATTTAAATTCCGCCATTATTTCGCAACACCTCTGTCAAAATAAATAGGCCCGCGTTTTGCGGGCCGTTGATTACGCTAATCCTTTGATTCGTGCGTGAGCTTTTTCTTGCAGGAATTGAAGCGTATACTCACCGACGACTTGACCCTCGAAGTAGTCGCCTTTCTTACCGAGGTATTCGTGGAAGAATCCGCGATCTGCAAGAGGTCTGATCTCTGTACGGTTGGCGTCGAAGATGAACAACTCATCCGCATTTAGGTTGTTGTTCAAAAGGATTTCCGCTTGACCGAAGTCAGAAACGAAGTGATCAACGACTTGACCACGACCGTTTTCGGCGCGAGTCAGACGGATTTGAGATTTATCGAAGTTTGAGATCGCGCGTTTTTGTTTAGCGCCGACCATAATCTTAAATGCGCCACCGGTTGTGAATCCGCCTTTTTCGTAGATCTTCTGCATAGCATCGTTAACTTTTTCGTCAGTCAACGCGGAATTTTGTGCGTCAATTACGTTAGTTTTGATGAATTCGCGCATACCTTCCATTTGACGAACGATTCCGTCTGGTGATTCGTACTTGATACCGCTAATTGCGGCTTTTTCGAGCTGAAGCGCAAGTTCAAGCTGTTTCTTTTGCTTCTCGTATTCGTAAAGACTATCAATACCGTAGTTACTTACAGCTGCCGCTGTGCCAGTGATTGAGATTGTTTCGTCAAAAATCTGCGTGATGTTGGACACGCGTTTTCTTGGTTTGTATTTAGCGTCGCGTGCGTCCGCACCTTCACGACCTTCGACGAACTGTACTTGAATTACTGCCCCGTCAGCGATGTCAGCCGCAGTAGTTCCAGCGTATCCCCTTACGACCGTAAGAGTAGTTCCACTAACAGACACGACTTTTAACAGTTCGTCGCCAATCTTAACGACTTGATCAGGACGGAAAGGTTCTGCGTCAGCTACTACGATATCTGTGTCCGCAGCCAGTTTTGCGCCGACAACCCTAGATTCATCAGCGATCATTTCATCCTCGAACCATTGGTGTTCGACCTGAGTAACCGGATTACTGAATCCAAGTAAATTCAACAACGGTGTTTGATGCTCGTTTAAAAGTAGAATCTCATCTACAACGGATTCCTTTTTACCTACTAACTCTCCTGACAAAATCTTAGACATTAAATTTCCCCCTTATTTTTGCATTAAAAAAGCGCCCTTTTAAGGCGCCGATTACTTCGATAGTTCTCTTTTCAATTTTGCGTAGGCCACTTTGTCCTCAGGCCGGCCGCTATGCTTCGCTCTTTCTGCGGCTTCTTTCAATAGTTGTTCCGCTGTCTTTTCGGAAGCTCCTGCGGCATCTCCGTTCGAGCTCTGCCCGATAGGCTTTGGCGCCTTCTTCTTGACCAAGAACGGTTTATTGTCAACGAGCGTTTTGACTGCGTCCTCCACTCCGACAACCTTTCCGTCTTCGACCTTTACCGCGGATAGGTCAGCCAACGCAATGGCGTCGTCAATGTAGGCGATATCATTGCTCGTAGCAACCTTAATAAATTCATTTTGGATTTTTTCGCGTTCACGGGCTTTCTTCTCTTCTTCGAGTTGCTGAGCGAGAGTTTTCTCGGCCTCTTCCTTCGCTTTCAAGTCGTTTTGGAGGCGCTCAAGCTCCGTCATTTCGCTGCGCTTGCGTTCCTCTTCGGCAGTTTTCTTCGCGTTGTAGTCTTCGACAAGCGATTTAAGTGAATCTACTCCGTCAATGCCTAATTCTTCAAACGTAGATCTAAACGATTTTAAATCGTCGTTAACTTGCTTAAATCTGTCGTAAGGTATCGTTTTTACATCGTCTTTTGGCGGTTCGGGTGTATCGGGGTTTTTCGGCTCCGCAGCCGGGGGTTCCGCCTGATCTTTATTTTCTTCCGCAAAATACTGTAAATCTAACGGCAATAGTGATTTCAATAGTTCCATAACTTTGTTTCCTCCCATTACGTTTTTAACGTCCAACGCGACGAATTTATCGGATAGTTTAATGTCATAGCCGATATTGGACAAAGTAAAAAGACGTCTTATTCGACGTCCTTCTCCTTCTATTCCGCCATAATTTTTGCGGTTCGAAGTGCGGCAAGTAGAGCGTTAAGATCCGCCTTCAACCCTTCGACATCCGTAGCTGTGCTATCCGCTAGTGCAGCCGCTTGGCTCGCGGTCAATTTGGAGCTCAGCGTTGTTTGTAAATCCGTAATTTGCGAAATCGGATGCGTATGGGATGACGGCGGGAACGTTGTTGGTTTATTCTGAACGTCCGCCCAATCAACGTCGGCATTACTTCCGCCAACGCTTGTGTAAACGAATTTACCTTCGGCGTTTTTCGTTACGGGAACGATCGGAACCGCCTTTACCCCGTCTGCATCTTCGTCAACAACTTCGGTAGTTCCAGCCGGATCGGTTTCAATCGGATGCCGCATTTCATTGTCTATTTCCGTACCAGCTTCAGGATCAGTTCCGTATGAAAACCTTCCGTCTGCGGTCTTCTGTACGAATACAACCGGTATGGCTTTCGTGCCGTCGAGCGATTCGTCTACGACTTTGCTGACGCCGTGTGAATCATTCGAGATTCCTACGCGCATTTTGTTATTAACGTTCAACATTAAACCCCCTCTGGATTTCTAATTGGTGAAAATGTATGCTTACAATTCGGGTGCCAAATTTGGCCCGAAGCTTTCAACTGATCGTAGGTCGGATACTTCCCCGGCGCATCATCCGTCAATTTCATGATCTTTCCTTCGTAGAACCGACAAGCATCCTTCGCTCCGTGCGATGAAATGACGGCATAGTAAACGTTTCTACTAAGCGACTCGTTCGTAGTGGCCTGCCGATAAGTCTCCATCATTTTCGTTCGGACTGCCATGTCCGCATAAACTTCCGGACGCCAACGCCTGCCTGCTGCGTCGATAATTCCGGTCTTTACCGACTGCTGAAGTGTATTTCGAATGTCGGACGCAATAGTTCGACGACCGTTCGTGCCACGCGTCATGTGGTAGCGCATTGAATCGGATACGGCTTTTCTGACAGCCGCTTTCGTTTTCCGGTCGATATTCTGCGTGACCGCTAACAGGTCCGCCTGAGTATCGGCAACCGCAGCCGCAACCATTTCTTTATTGAGCCGAGAAAAAGAAGCGATCTGAGCCGCCTTTTCTACTGTTTCCGCAACGCCAAGAGAGACGATCGTGTTTATTACGCCGTCTCTAGCCGCTTTCGGAATATTCTTTTCGACCCAAGCTTTCGACTTATCGTCTAATTCCGAAAGGATTTCCGCGATCGAATCGAGAGTTGCTTTTGCGTTTGCCCTGCGGAAATTATCAATGTCGACGCGCTCCAACTCGGCTAAGATGTCATGGACAGCGTCTTGATAATACGCGATAAGCTGATCTACTTCGTACTTGTAAGTCGGCTCAGGAACGCGCATTATTCATTAACCTCTTCGACGATCTCTTCCTTTTCCTCCACCGGCGCTTTTGGCTCCGAAGTCTCCTCGTTAAATACCGAACCGTCTACGAACCCGTTGACGCTCTTTTCGTCGTCTTCAATTCTACGGATGATCTCTTCGGCTTTTTCGTCATCAACTTCGTCAAGCTCTTTAATAGCAGAGCGAACGTCAATCGTAGGCTTGCCGCCGGTCCGAATGTTTGCGATCTCAGCCGCTTCTTTTTCGTTTCGTGGAATGCCGTCGTTCCAAATGGCTTTCGGATAGACCGGATCTGCTACGTCTAATCCTCCGAATTCTTTATCGAAAAGCATGCAAGTCCAAAGCGCATCACGGATCGCCTTATCGTAGTGGGCCCGGATACGTTTTACTTTCGAAAGGATTGGCATGAATCTCGCTCTAATTGCGGCTCCGTCAGTATGCGAAGTACCGGTTCCGCCGGAATTATCGCCGGACATCGTTGTTCCGAAAAGCCATTGCGGAGTCTCGGACATCTGAAAGACGTTGCTGAACAGAATATCTAATTCTTTAAAAGCTGCGTCTAGCTGCGCCTGCCACACCATATATCCAGGCGTCGGATCCTCTTTAGTCACCGGAATATATTTGCCGCCAAATTGTACGGCTCCGTTAGTCGCTTCTAAATCCGGACCGTACGCTGTCGGATCACTATGCTTCCAGAGGATGTAATCGATCTGAACAAGGCGGTCATTAATCGCGGCGAATACCGTTTCGAGCTTTTCGATGAGGCCGATTCCGAATAACGAATCATCAACTGATTTGTATGGGATGTGAAAAACCGGAATATGCGGAAGGTTTGTCACATCTACGTCCTCATCTCGTCCTGTTGGAACCTCATCCCCGATAGTAAATAGCTGTACCGGTGTTCCTGTCGATGTGTCAACGCCGTTCTCATGGAGTCGATGACGCGAGTATAGAATGTACCCCGGGATGTGCCGCTCGACATTTAGGAAAGGAATCTCCGTTTTTTCTGTTTCAACCCACTCGACTTGCGCAATATTTAACGCTTTGGTCTGCTTTACATTGCCGGCTGATGTCTCCGGAAATACCCAACTTGCGTTAACGTGTTCGATGATTGGCTCCATCTCAACGCCTTCTGGCGCATCTCCTTCTATAAGTCCCATCTTTTTAAGCTCCGAATAATCCTGACGATAGCCATAGCGAACTTTAAACCACGCATCACCGCGATATCCGTTAGCTGTCGCGCTTTCGTGTAGCAGTTGATTGATGTCGTTTTCCTCTACGTATCTATTGAGCGCTTTTTGTTCTTTACTATCGTCCGATTTTCCGCTCTCAAAACGGACCGGCTCGCCGACAAGTAAGTCCGCCGGTTTTGTGACGAGAATATCCGCAAGGTTAACCGCGATATAGAGCTTTTCGAGCTGCACCGAGAATGGCGAATCCTTTAAAATGGCCGTTGCCCGTTCGTACACATCGCGTTGCTTTCCGTCAAACCATTTCTTAGCCCGCTTATATTTAGCGAGTCTTTCGATCGAATCCTGCGGCGGAAATTGCGCGCCTTTACGAATAATTCCGTAGGTTTTAACGTACGTAAATTCGTCTGCCTCGTCATGTTTTCGTTTAAATAGATTCATAGTTACTCGTTCCCGTCGTTAAGCAATTCGTCAATGTCTTCGATTTCTTTCGCGATATCTTCGTTGCTGGACGTTCCGCCTTCGTTTTCTGTCGCCGTGACCTGACGGTCGGTAAGCAAGCCGTAACGTTTAAGGAACAAGTCAATCGCTTTTACTGACGGTTGAGAGCTTCGGATGAGCTTCATTAGCTGCGCATACACTTCTGATCTGTGTCCGGAGAGCATATCGTCCGCAAGCAAGTTCATATATTCGATGAACGCTTTGTTCTGCGTCCGCCATCGATAGACTGTGACGCGGTCGGCTCCGATATCCTTGGCGAGCTCCTCCTGCGTCTTCCTTGCTTCGGCCATCAACTCGTTCTCTACGAGCAAAAGCGCGGCCTTTCGTTGTTGTAACGTTAATTTTGCCTCTAATTCTTTTAATCGTGTCATTATGTCGCCTCCCCCTTTAAATCCAATTCGGTTTTGCTACAAGCCTCGTTTTAGGTCGGAAAACTCCCTCGACGGCCTGCTGTAGTGCATCGAGTGAATCCACGTAATCCCCGAAAGGATATTGCGCCATCTGATCGAGGAGCATCGTGTGACGGTCGTTAAGAATAAGCGTTTTATTGTGAAGCATCGGCTCCAACGATTGGATACGCTCATCTTTCGATGACTTGTGCGACTTTACATCGTTGACCCGGCACGTATATAATCCTTCTTTTCTAACCGCCTCTTGGAGCTGTCGATAAAACTCGTGTTGAGCATTGATTGTCTCAACGTTAAACATCCGGTGACGATACTGCTTGATCTTCTTAACGATGATGTCAATGTAAACATGCGCCGGCTCTTTCGATGCGTACTCGTCAAGTACGAAAATATATCCGGTTGGTTCGTGCTTTCCGAGCGTAATAACCGAGTTGTAGCAAGACCGAGCGTTTTTTCCTTGCGCAATATCCCAGGCGCCGCTGATCGTCAAGTCCTTGATCGGTATTTTCAGCTCGTTATAGACGACATAGGCAACGCCGTTTTCGTGGTAGTAATGGTAATAAGCATAGTTTTCTGGGAAGAAGAACTGTTCGTCTTCACTGAACGCAAGGTTTCGGAACTCCGAATTGTAGGCCCGCGTTCCCATGTTTACCTTTTCGTGCATGAGCTCTCGATAAGTCCAACGCCAAGGCCACGCAAGTTCAACGCCTTCCTCCAACGCCTTTTTGTTTTGCTCGTAAAACTCATCGACTTCCTCCATCGACTCTGATCGCGCATAGATTTCGCAGTATTTTTCCCATAACTGCGGATTCGAAGGTTCACTGATGATGGCGCCATGAAAGCTCGATTTAAAGTCCTTCCGCTTCAGAACGTGGTTTAATAGACCCGTCGCCGACACCATCGTTCCGACAAGTATGATCGCCGTCGCTTTAGATCCGATCGGTACGACAACGGAGTTAAACCAGTGAACGAGCTTTTCGCGAGCTTCCTTCGTACCTTCGTTGTTACTGGACGACGGATCGTCAATAATAACGAGATCTGGCCGGACAGCCCCGTGCCTTTTACCGCGAAGTTGCTTACCGGACGAAGACGATTCAATCAGGATATTTGTCGTTGTGATGAACGCTTCTTCGTTATCTTTTTCGTTACGGCTTGCGGATTCGTGCATCATAGGACCGAAGTCTTCACGCAGCTTCTGATTGTATTTCATCTGTTTGTTGACCCATCCGATAAGTTTTTTCGAGAGCGAGTCCGTTTCGGAGATGATCAGAATGTATTTGCGTTTTCGGAAAGCCGCTTGATGTAACGGAAGGGCGTTCGAAAACATCCCAGACTTTGAATGGCCCCGGGCGGCCGCAATCGCCAACCGTGCGTTTCTCTTTTCGTTATTTACATAGTTACAAAGACCGAAAAACTCTTCGTGAATCTTCGCGATATTCTCGATCCCGTCATGCGGAGTTCCATCGTCGGAATTCCGAACAACGTTGTCCTCATTATCCGGGTTCAAACCGTCGCTTAGGTACTCGTAAGTAAAGTACGCTACATCGAGTTCGGCCTTATGGACCCGCCTCAGCTTCGTTAATTCCGCTTTATCTTTCCGGAAGGTGTCGATGTGATATTCCGTAGCTTTCCCGGCCTTAATGAGCGCCACCAATTTACGGACACGCTCGGTCAATAAATCGATCCGCCCCTGTCTTTCTTCGCGATCCAGCCATTTTCCGTTAGTGTAAGCCAAAATTGGCGGCCTCCTTTCGTTTAATTTCGTATTGACTTTCGTTATCTTTTTCGTTAATATGAATGTAACAAAAACATTTTTATGTTACGGAGAGTGAATCGACATGGCAAACGAAGTATTCCCGATAAAATCAAAACGCGATTATAACAAGTTCATAAAAGCGCTCAAGCCGGGCCGTGATCAGTGGCTGGCGCAATTAGGCACGGCGTTCGGCCTGCGTATCAGCGACTTGTTGCTGTTTAAAATCGGAGAGCTTCGCGGCCAGAAGTCGATCACACTCCGAGAAAAGAAACGGAAGAAAAAACGCGTGATTACGTTCAGCTCTTCCGTTCTCAAAATCGTTTCCCAACTCGAAGGTGACGACGATGACTACGTATTTGCCAGCCGCAAAGGCGGCGAGCCGATCACCCGCGTTCAGGCTTATCGCATCCTAAACGACGCAGCCAAACGAGCCGGCATTTACGACAAGATCGGCGGCATTGGTACGCATACGCTCCGCAAGACATTCGGATACCGCCTGTACGAGAACGGCGTTGATGTCTCGCGCATTATGTCGATACTTAACCACTCAAGCGAGCGCGATACGTTAAAATATATCGGGATTACTGCGGATGAGATATCGGAAGCTTACGAAAGCATCGAGGTTTAAGACTTCGGTGCTTTTTTCGTTATTGCATCTTTATCTACTCGTCCGTAATAAACATCTTCAACACTCGGTAAATCTCGTTCGAACATTTTCTCCTCTGCATCCCGCAATTCAGCAAGCGCCTTAGTCGCCGCCTTTGCTTCGCGTTGAACCGCCTTGAGGCCGGTTATCGCGTCGGATACATCCAAGTCGATTTTAATTTTGCCGATTGATTCGCGGTTGTCCGCCATTCACACCGTCTCCTTTTTCGTTTATTTGATTTCAGGCATCAATTCGTATCTGATCGCGTCGATGACTTCTGCAATCTCGTCACGCACCAAATGTCCGGAAGTCTGCAATGCAATCAAACGATCTAAATACGCCAGTAATTCCTCTGTTCTCGTCATCTTCATCGTCTCCTTTTTCGTTATTTAAGACGGCAAAACCGTCTCTTACAGGGGCGACAGGGATCGAACCTGCCCACGCGGTTTTGGAGACCGCATCGCCACCGAGGAACATGCGCCCCTAGGATCGCCTGCGAACCGGAAGGCCCGTAGGCAACGCAAGCACAAAAAGAGCGACCCTTATTCGGATCACCCTCGTTCTGATTGCGTATAAAATTGCACGAAATTAGCGCTTCTAACCGTCACCCTACCGAATACCCTCGGCGGAGACTGAAACGTCTAATTTCGTGTGATTTGAGCGTGAAAATCGTTATGCCCTTCGGTACTCCTCTTTAAGCGCGTCAACCTTCGTTTTGATCTGCCGCTGAATCTCGTCCGCTTCTTTCACGGAATCAGGCGTCTGACGTAGCCGCTTGACCTTGCGAATTAATTTCCGCGTTTCTCGATCGGTGATGATTACCGTATAGTGCTTCGAACAGTGCGGACATTCGAAATACATTTCTTCTATACCGGAATTATTCAGCGGACGTTCCTTCGGCCGGACTTCGAAATCCTTTAGACACTCGTCGCATTGCACCGCCATGATTCCGCCTCCTTTTCGTTAGATCATCGTTTATCTTTCATTTTCGTATAAGACGCTAAAGCCTTTCGCAATCTTTTTGCGGACTCTGACTGCGATTTCTCTTTCGAAAATACCCACGCATCGAATTCCGCTTCTTTCTCGGCGGATTCAATTTCTATCCGCATCGGTCTGATCGGTTTCAACGGTAGCACCTCCGTCAGTCTTCTACGGTTCTCTCAACAACGGTTTTATGACTGCGTAGTTCTAAACGGGTCATAAGTTCCGTGGCCATAACTCCGCTTGAAAGTGCGCGGTCCTCCCGGTTAAATTCGATTAGTATTTCGCCGTTTCCTTCGAGCATTTCATCGAATTGCTGTCGTAGCAACTCCTTGTCACGCTCCGTTAGTTCATTTGTCGGAATGTACACCGCAATCACCTCCGGTTGAGTTAGGTATGGTTATCGGGAATATCACCGATTTTGATTGGCGTGGTCTCGACGTTCAACTTTTCGATAACCTCTCCGCTGGAATTACGTAGTTCTAGTGACGCTCCGCCTTTAGTTTCGAATTTCATATCCGCATCTCCTCCGTTTGAGTTACGCCCCGAGTTCGAAAAATTGTGCGCAAGTTCTGAACAGCAGTCGTCCGGGTTTTGTCGGGGCGGCTTGGGGGTCGGACGATTTTCGGATTTCGTTTGGGATTTCCGTTGAATAAACCATTCATCGTTTTGCATATCGAATGTAACACAAACACTTTTTGTTACATTGAACAAACGAATGAATCGTTGATATTACTACGTTCGTTGGACGTTACATATCGCAAGGAAACGTATGAACATTATGCATTCGAGAAGTCGCGTCAGATCAACGTTGGTGCGATAGTGTGGTGCGGGCCGGTATGTATAAGATACTGCATATCGGTAGTATGACGGTGGTGTTGGTCGGCTGACCCCGTGAGTTTCGGAAGGGCTTATCCTTCGACACAGTCTCGCTGATGTTCGGGTGACAGTCCGTTGTCCCTCTCGCCTGCTCCTCACCGTTTCCCTTCCTATATGTATAGCGATGCCCCTACCGTATGCAACAGGCGGGGCGTATATGCGGAGTACCTACCGCCACCCTGCCGTAGTTATCCGGTACCCCTTTTCGTATAGGTACAACGGTATGAAACGTATGTTACATCCCTCTATAACGTAAGACAGCATATGGACGTATTTTATAGGGATATACGCTATATTAACGAAGTATTTTCGTATGTTTTAAATACTAGCGTCCACTCCGTCGCTTTCGCTCCTCCGTGTCCGCGGATATTATTAAGTACCTTTATCGCGATACAATATATAAGTACCTGATTGCGTTTCCGCGGGACGCAGTGTAACGAAGTTCCCGCTAGTGTTTGAAAACAAGAAGAAGACACCGACAACCGCCAAAAACGGCTGTATCCGTTGGTGCTCTAAGGCCGAAGCCCTTTTTTGCGTGTTCTGTTTTCGCCACACTAAAAGGCCGATTTGTTCTGTTTTCGCCACACTAAAAAGGCGCCAACCTATTCGTCAGCGTCTTCAGTCAAGTCGATAAGCTCCCGTATGTCCGTTATATTCAACGCAGTCGCAATCCGGCTAAGGTGGTCGAGTTGTACCCGTTCCTTAATTCCGCGGCTTAGTTCGCTGATAGCAGACGGACGTATTCCGGTCAGTTCAGCGAGTTCCTTCTGCGTCATATCCTTCCGATCAAGTAGCTCGGCTAACTTTAGTTTAACGATCATTGCCGGCACCTCCTGCGCTCATTATATCGTAAAAGCGATATTTTTGTAAATAACGTATTGACGTTATAACGGTTATGCGTTATAATAGAATTAACGAAAGGAGGTGAACGTAATTGATTGACATAGTGATGAAACTTTCGGCAATCATCGCAACTTGGCTCGGGATTCTAAAGATCGTCTTAGAACTCCGCAAGATGCGAAAAGATACCGAAAGTGAGAAGCGACGGCCTCCGACCAAGAAGCACCGTCGCCGAACATAAACACGAGGGGCATTTCGCCCCTTGTCAATCAATTATAACACGAATGAAGCGAATTAATACCACGGAAATTTTGTTAATCGTCGTCTTGCTCGCCTGGATTGCGGATATGAACTTCGACCGGCTGTCCGTTCTGGACTGCGTCGGCCTCGGATCAGCTATCGTTTTTATCGCGCTTCTATTCTTTAAATCGGGGAGGAATCGGAAATGACGCTTTATATAAAACGCTTGTGGTCGGACACACCGCGATTATCCCGGCAGCAGACCGAACAGCTCCTCGATCTCTATGAGCGTCCTATTGCGACGTTCAAAGACGCTGGAAAAGCGTATCAGATCGGCTTCAACACGGCGTTGAGCTGTCTCGGATATTTGATCGCAACCAAACACGGAGGTCATGACGAATAGATTTTCCGTTATAATAATGGTAACGATCGGAGGGAATTACGATGAACACAAAGGAATACGCAGCGCTTGTCGAAATGGTTGCGTGTGCTCGCTATCTTGCGGCGTTGACGGATAATCCGGACGTAGTTGATGTCGCAGAGAAGGTGAAAGAATTAGGCGCAGAAGCAGCGGAGGCGATCGGCCAGTCAACGGAAATTCTTAAACGGGATTCAGTCGAACGCTATCACGATGTTCGAAAGTATTTTGACGGAAAATAAGGCGTTAAGCGGCCGCCGATACCTAAGATACCCGCAGTAGATTCCGGCGGCTCCTACGCTTTAATTTCGTGGAAAAATCGTTGAAAGGAGACGATGAACAATGTCGATCAATAAAACGCGCGGCTTTCTTTACGGCTTATCTCGCCTGCTTGGCGATGTGAACGCGGTCAAGAAAGGAACGGTCGGAAAACGTATCGTTCGAAGGGCAGCCGGTAAGCAGGCCGGAAAAGCCCTTCGCAAACTATTTAAATGACGGAATTATTTACCGCAACCGAATCACTTTGTCTCGGCGCACTCTTACTATATCATTATAGTAACTACGCTGAAACGAGGTGATTCTTTTTGTTTATTTCGCCCATGCTGCTTGAGTCCGCAAAGGAGCCGTTCGACTCGGACGACTATATCACGGAAACCAAGTTCGACGGCATCCGTCTGATCGCGTCCAGGAATAACGGCTTAATTCGCCTATACACACGCCACAACAACGAAGTCACCTCTAAATTTCCGGAACTATTAACGCTCGACATACCGGACGGAACCGTACTAGACGGCGAGCTTATAGTGCCCGGTCCTACTGGTGCAGGCGATTTCGAGGCCGTCATGGAACGATTCCAGTCGCGAAAAAGTTATCATCCGATAGTATTTTGTGTGTTCGATGTCCTGCGGATAGATAGCGTTTCCACTACGTCTAGGCCGCTAAGTGAACGAAAAGAAATACTCGCCGGCCTAAAGATCGATCATCCTAACGTTAAAGTAGTCGAAGGTGTTCGCGGCCATGCTGCGGATTATTTCGAATTAGTCCGCAAAAATAAGATCGAGGGCATCGTTATGAAGCGAACAGACGCGCCGTATACGGAAAATAAGCGGTCGGATCTCTGGCTGAAGATCGTGAACTACGAATATACTGACGTTTTGATAACAGGGCTCCGCAAGGAAGACAATGCGCTTGTGCTTTCGTATATGGACGGCCAATACGCTGGCGTTATGGAGTTCATGCCATACGATGCGCGGCGAAAGTTACATTCGAAGAGAAAAGACGTTGAGGAAACGGATAAATACGTCTATATTGAGCCAATTGAGTGTCGCGTCAAACACCGATTTAAGACGAAAAACGGACTGCTGCGCATTCCTTCGTTCCATGAATGGCGTTGAATGTGTCGGCCATTTATCGTATTCTAATAGTCGGAGGTTGAGGACGAATGGATTACGAAACAAAAGGCTATGATACGGAGAAGGTATACGACTACAAGGAATATCCGGACGTTCATTACGGACGCTGTGATAACTGTGATTATACGCTGTTTAAAAGCTCGGTGAAGGATGGCGTTTTCTTGCGTGAGTGCCGCAGATGCGGGATGAAGAAGAGTATATAAATCGAAAGCCCACTCAATTGAGGTGGGCTATTTTTAAGCATATTAACGCGTGCATAGCTTATCTTTACATTCTTCTTTAGGTTCAGCGTCCACGGTATATGACAATATTTCTTCATTTCCAGGATCATACAAGCCTTCAAACTCTTTTTTTCCGTTGGTATACCCCTTTACTGTTATACCTCCCATTGGATTAATATAATAATCGTCGGAAAAGTGGATATCACCAACATCTTTATAATTGGTTGTTAAAAACTTTTCCATATGATTCTGTGCTTCTTCAAATAAAGCAATCTCTTTTTCTTTTTGATCATGCTGATGCTTCATAAAAAATCCCCCAACTGCTATAATTATTAAAATAAGGATAATTATGTACTTTTTCTTTTTCATTTGAAAATCAGTCCTTTCTTATCCTATTTTACAAAAACAAAGAGGCGATGTATATGAACGACAAGATAAAAGTTCCAAAAATAACAGATAAAACTTATTATACGTTAAGTCAAGAATCTTACAACCGCGATAGATTAGATGGTAAGTTAAAAACAGGAAAGCCAATACAGACGGACCAAAGTACGTATTGGTATGTTGAAAAGATAAAGAGAGATAATGACACAGGACTTGACGCAGTAGTTTTTTCTCAAGGTCAAAAGACAAAGGACGGCAAGTGGGTAAAATCAGACAACCCGAAAAACGTCGTTGTAGCCTTCGCAGGAACTGATCCGAAAAGCCAATTCTTTCAAGATGTTGTTGATGCAGACGGCGGAAATGTTGTCGCGGGATTTGATCCGAAAAGTGAAGTCCCATACATAGTTAAAAAGGGAACAAAAGATACGTCTAAAACAATCGGAAAATACAACGGGACTCCCTCACAAGACGCAATGCTTAGCTCTGGCAACTACAAACTGATTACAAAAACATCCCAAATCGGCCAAGCCGACGACCTTGTTCGAGAAATCAAACAGAAGTATAAAGGGACATCGACTATCGTTTCAACAACCGGACACTCGCTTGGCGGCGCAGAGGCTGAATACAGCGCGGTCAATAACGATATCTACGCAGTCGCCTTCAACAATCCGTCCGTTGTGAAATTACATTCCGAAGAAAAGCAAAAGGAAATCAACAGCGGCAAATATGATTCGTATGTCAAAGCGATTGTCAATCCGGACGATATGACCGGTTCAGGGTGGTGGCTTGAGTATAAACGACATGCCGGCAGAACGATATATACAAAAGACCCTTCTGTTTCGCGTGCAGAGCGGGAAATCCGACTTGATCCGAAGTTTAACGACGGTGTATTCGGTACAGTATTTGGCGTCGCTTATGACTATATCACTACGACCGCAATGGGAATGCCCGATACTCACGGCCTCAACAAAGGAAACTTCTCCTTCGACGAAAGCGGCAACATTCAAAATATAGAAGGCGATGAACTTGTGTATGACAAAAATTTAAAAGCGATGCTTCCACCGGAGGTTACTTCTGGAAGCGACGCGATTAAAGTCACGCCTGAAGTCGCGAAGCAGCTCGCGGAAAAGGTAAACGCGATCATCAATGACCTGCGCACAATGAAAAGAGAAGCGGAAAACGCCTATCAGGAGCACGACGCCACGATAAACGATCTGAAACACGAGACCTATCGCCAAGTCGGCCACGGCTTATACGATCAACTGACACTCGATGACGTAAACAATACGCTGAATGATCTGGCACAGTCGTTTGATAAGAAAGGCAACCCGCTGTTTTACGATGTCCATGCCGAAAAAGCATATATTGCTTCACTGCAAAATACGATTTCCGATTTGGAAGACATCAGCGGCTACCTTGCGCAAATCGCAAAGGATTTTAAAGCAAAAGATAAAATGCTCGCTAACTGGCTAAAACTTTAGGAGTGGAATAAATGGATACATTAGATAACTTCATTCAAAAGCAAAACGACCCAATGGAAAAGCGAAGGCAGCTTAATATGCTGAAATCCGGTATGAGAGGCACGGCAGGAGCCAAGCTCGAATCCGTGCGAAATACCCTCAGACCGAAATTTAAAGTGGACGAGATTCAGAAAGAAATGAACAGCGTCTATTCATCGCTTCTCTACAGCTTCAAAGGGAAAGCGCAGCAGGCGCTGGCACAACGGATCAGCCAAAGCGCCCAGCAGCTTATTAACACGGAGCAGGACGGAGAAAGCTTTGTGAACGGGTTTAAGACGAGATAAAGGCGCCAATGACGGCGCCCCTTTTTTCGTTTACCTATCGTCTTGACTTTTTCGCATGGTCATCGAATAATTTACGTACTGCAACCGTCCAGTCCGATTCGAACCCTTCTGCCTGACGGAACATTAGATCCGGGTGTACTAAGTAACGGACTTCTTTTCGCGTTCCAGTTACGAGTATTGCCCCAACGCTTTGAAGGCGGCTCATAATCTTCGAAACTGTCGAAACGTCATGACCGATTAAACTAGCGAGCGTTTCCCTTCCGATATATTCGATCAATGATTTGTCCACGTTAGGATTTACACAGAGATAATATTCGCTGTAGTGGAAAAACGGGATGATCTTGTACAACATGCCGATCTCATTCAACCGCAGATTATTCGTGATCTCCTTCGCTTTAACCGTGTACACTTTCGTAAAAACTTCGTCTGATATTCGGTCTCCCATCGAATGAAACCGTTTGTTGACGTAGATTCCGTTCGGTCTGATGTCGAGAAGATCAAGCGCGACTAAGCGGTCAATTAACGAATTAGTATTCGATCTGCTGCGGCCGAGTATGCGAGCAATGTCCGCTTTATTCATCGGCTCTCCGTCCAGTATCGAACCTTTCAGTAGCTGCCCGTCGCTCTTTACCCGAAGTTGGATCATGATTTTAACCATTGCGCCGGCTTCCGTTAGTGTTAGATCGCGTATGATATCGGAAATGGCGTCGTTATAAGATACGACATAATTCCGTCCATGATGAAATCGTTTCTTTTTCGGTAAGGTTGCGTAATACTTCGCTTTCTCTGCTTCTTCCGGCGTCCTAATAGTTGCGTTTATTGCCTCCGGAACAAACACGCCAATTTCACCGTTTTCGTTTACGACACGTTCATATTTTGCCATCAGATCGTCCTCTCTTCGTCAAAATAAAAGAGCGCTGGAATGGCGCCCTCAATGAATGGTCTTTTCGCCTGTTGTGATATTGACCGTAAATTGTCCCGGCGTTTTCCCTTTCACGAAATCCGAATATTTTTTCCGTCTCTCTTTATTACGAGCTTTAGCGCATCGATCCATCTGAATCCCTTCGTAAGTTGAAAGGCGTCTCCGAGCCGGTTTCCCTTGATTTTTGCCAAACTCATCGTACTCTTCAGCCATCTTCTCGGAAGTTTCTCCAGATCTGCGCGTTTTCTCCATGCGATCGCTCATTATCGGGTACTCCAAGTCCTTCATTTATTTTTATTCGTGTCCGACAGTTCTTCGTAGATTACGAGATTAGCCATGCGTTCAAGCGCAGTAGAATCCGGGTGCTCTCCGACCGAGTCGAAATAAGCGTCAGCCAGCGCAGTAATTTCCTCGATACGTTGAATGCGGTCCAATTCTCCGGCTTTCGTTCGTTGCTGTAATTCCGTAATCATTTCGTCCAGTAGCGTTTTATCCATCAACTCGTCCTCCCATGGCGTACCCTTCGCTGTGTCCCGCCCAATAGTAGTAAATATCCGCGATTTTTTCTGTGGCCGCCTCCACGTACTCACGCAATGTAATCTGGCTAATCCCCATCCGTTTCCCCGCCTCCACTTGCGTCAGGTCTTCGAAATATACGAGCCGGATGGCCTCTCGTTGCCTGTCGGTCAGATCCGCAAGCTCAATCGCTTTGTGCAGGTCGAGCAGCACTTCGGCAGCTTCGTATTCTCCGAGTCGTTTGCGGCTGACGAACTTCGGATAGTCGGAGAGCAGCGTTTTAACACCCTCCGCATTGTCTAGCGCATACGCCGCCTCAAATTCGCGATCCTTTCGGTGAAGATCGATTTTTACTTTTCCGATAACAACCGCCTCCAATTTCGTTGTTTTGTCCTTGCGCCTTAGGAATCGCATTATCAAACGAGATAGTTGCGAAAGAATTTTTTCGTTAATAACTTCGTTAACAATTCGTACATCTCTGTTGACTATCGGTAACTATTCCGTCTATACTGAACGTAAATACTTTCGTAAGGAGATTCGATATGGCGATCGAATGGATTTCAAGCGAAACAATTCGCGATCTCAAAGCGTTTATTACAGTCGATAATTACGGTAGGTTCTGTATGTCGATGGGTGCACGCCGTGTTTTAAAGCTTCCGGAAAAAACGGGATTCCAGCTATTCCTTGCGTATGATAAAGACGAGCAAAGGATAATCGTAGGAAAGCCCGGACATGTTTCGATAAAGGGCGATGTGAAGCCGTTTAAATTTGATCCGCGCGGCTACTCGTCGGCACGGCCATATATCCGCAAACAGAATTTATATGGTCCGGATCTTCCACAGCGATTCTACCTGATCGGCGATGGTGAGGCGTCTAAACAACCGTATCTGGCTTACCCTAAAGGCACGTTTGCGTTTCAGCTAGACACCGACGCCAATTGATCCGAAAGCGCTCGCCCCACATACCACGCAACACGCGAAGCGATTCCGTTTCCGACGATCCGATACTGTGCCGATAAGGAAATATCGTCTGGCAGGACGTAAGTATCAGGCGCAGATTGGATTCGGAGGCATTCGCGGACGGTGAAACGGCGTAGCACTGTCGGATGGACATAATTTATATCCCAACGCGTATCTACAGTATAGCTAGGCTCATTCATTGGGCGCCGTCTCGTTCGGCTATCAAAGCCTTTATAATCGCCTAAATATTTACCAACATGATTAGCGGTTACCTGAACGCCCGGCTCCGGCAAATCCCCGATAACATCCCGCAATACTCGCGTCTGGTAATCGCCTTCTAACGGCTTCGGAAACTCGAATGTGAAGCCGAGGTCTTTCCGCACACCGACAATGAATACGCGCTCACGCTTCTGGGCTACTCCGTAGTCCCACGCGCTCATAACGCGCCAACTAATCTCGTAACCTATTTCGGTAAATTTATCGATAAGCGCTTCGAATGTTGGACGATGTCGCTTCGTAATAAGCCCCTTCACGTTTTCGAATACGAAGGCTTTCGGCTTCTTGCGATCAATGATTTCGAGGTAACGGAAGACTAATTTACCGCGTTCTCCGTTTGCTCCTTCGCCTTTCCCCGCAACCGAGAAGTCTTGACATGGTGGTCCACCGAAGATTACGTCTGTGTCCGGCAAACTATCGATATCAATTTCGTTAATGTCCGCCTGTTCTACGTAATCACCAAAGTTGTGTCGGTAGGCTTTGACGGCATTCTTATCGAAGTCCATCGCCTTTACGATATCGTAACCGGCCGCTTTGAATCCGATTGCGCCAAGTCCTCCTCCGCAGAATAGTTCGAGTACCGTCAGTCCGTTCGCCGGCAGTTGCGGCGTTAAGTTAAAGTCGCCCATATATTCGCTCCTCTCCTTGTCTGAAACGTTAACCAAGCCGTCTGGCGCACCCTTCGCATAATGTGCCGTAACCGTGTATGCTGGTCGATCGAGTTTTCCAATCGGATGTTTTTTGAAATATGTTTCGTACCCCCCAGACTCCATACGAGATATTACTCGTTCGCTTAGAGGTTTCGGATCGTGATTCGGAATCCCGTTCATGTACTTGCCCCCTTCAATCGGTTCAGTCGGATGTAAATGACACGTAGCTTTCGCCATTACTGATGCGGTAATTGTTAACGCTGGTTCGTTCCAGGACATCTTACGCAAATAGGTCGTTTGTCCGCCGCCACTATAGAACGCACCTTTCATAAACGCCTTTTGATCGTCTTCCGGGAGATCACGCCAGTTACCACCATCCGGAATCTTGTGCGCATAAGGCTTTTCGTCATTTCGCAAGCCATAACCGTAATGATTCGGAATATTCGTCACGCCAACACCTCCGCCATAATCGCGTCCAGCTTCTCGTACAACTCTTCCGGCTTGCCTGCGTTCTCAACTTCGTAATCAACTTCGAAACTGTTAACGGCAAGCTCAGTCGGGTGCTCCAAGTCGGCAAGGTCGAATTGATCGCCGGCTTTTTTTGCGCGTTCAATACGGAGATCGGCCGGTGCTGTTATGCGGATAAATACGAAGCCTTCGTCCTTCAGCCGCCTGTATTCGTTAGGCTGGCGGCAGTCATCGATGATTACGCGATTCTTTAGCGCTGTGTTGCCGCAGTCGCAAGGATGGCGTTCGAGATAGGCGGTTATTTTCGGCATGAGAGCGTCGATCCATACGTCCTCTCCGAAGGCTTCCCGCGCCCACTGTCCGAACTTCTGATAATGAGCGCGCGGCTTCGGTTTTCTCGGAACGTGAGGGAATGCGCGGTGAAATGCGTCCTTTAGTTCGTCGCCGAATGCGAACGGCTGGAAGGCGTAGTGAAGCGAAATGTACGATGCCGCCAGCGACTTGCCTGCGCGAAGTGGTGCGGTGAGGGCGATTTTCATCGGCGTTCCCTCATTGCGTTAAGAAGTAACGAAACTTCCTTGAAGGTAAACAAGCGCATATCTGAATCGGATTCGAGGTGCGCCGCCTTTCCGCCCGTTTCCTTCGTAGCATATTTGAGCGCCTCCAACTCTTCGCCGTGCCTCCGATTGTCTTTGTGTAACGTGTCGATTTCGCTCCTAACGACATTTATGCGTTTATGAATCCACGGATTGTCTTCGCTCAGGACGGATAGTCCTGCGTTAACTTCTTCGAATTTCTTTTCTAATTCGTATATGCGCGTCGCTAGGTTAGCGATAACGTCGATCGGGTCGGATGGCTGCGGTTCTTCTTCTTCGGAGGATTCGACCGGTACGAGGACGCGATATTTAGCTTCGTCCCGAAGTGCGCGATCGTCTCCCATGTCATCGATAAATCCGTATACTCCTTCGATGATTTCGTAAAGTGTGTATATACCTCCGATAGTTAAGTCGACACCTGTATCGTCTAAGTATATAAACCTTTCGCCTACTTCCGCCTTGCGATCGACCATTTCGTAGCGCTCTCCGTCAACGTGGACGATGTTGGTCGGTTCGAGGACGCGGTATTCTCTGCGGAGGATAAACCCTCCTAGATTAGCAACGCTTCTAACTTCGTCACATTCCACGTACCCCAATCCGGGAGAAACTTCGCGATCTACCGTAAAAATATCTCCGTTCTCGTACTCGTCATCCGGATCATTTTTATCAACAATTACGATCTTATCGCCAACCTCCGCCTTCCTATCGACCTCTACATACTCGCGTTTGATTCCGCCCAGGGATTCGTCAGCCAATACGTGGATTTTTTCGTTAGTTTTCGTCATTTATTCGTCCTCCTCGTCCATTTCGATATATCCTTCCTCCGATACGGTTAGTCCGTACTTTTCAGGTATCGACGCAATATCGTCAAGATCAATCAGCTCGTAATCCCCTGCGTATAAACTGCGAATAGCTTCGTAAAGTTTGACGATGTCCTTCTGCAACTCCGTCATATCTGATCGCCCTCTCTATTTTCGAATCACACACTCCGCAAATACCTGTCTCGATTTTGGTTCCGGTATATCCCGTACCATACGTCCGGCTTCGGCGAACATTTCCGCTGATCGGAGAAACGCTTCTGCGAACTCTCTATCCGTTGTGATGAGCTTTCCTACGCGATAAACGTCTAATTCCGGAACATATTCGATTTTCATTTGATCACTCGCAATTCTACCGACTGCCGTCCGAACTGTACTGCGTCGGCTTCATTCGCGACCAATAGATCGAGCCGTGCGCCTTTAATCGCTCCTCCAACGTCAATCGCCTTCGCCCGAAAGCTCGAACCGTCAGCGAGCCGGACTTCAACCGTAGAGCCAAGCGCAATCACAGACGGATCGACCGCTATGACGCGCGCTCCTTCGTAATAGATCGAATGGCTGACGTCGACTCCCGTTTTGGTGATGCCGGTGCAGCCTTCCGAGCAATAGGCCGTGTAAGCCGTGGCCTCATAAGTCCGCCAGGCTGACGCTGTTTTCTTCGCTTGCGTCGGTTTCTTCGACTTCTTCAGCGCCTTAATTTCGTCCTTGAGCGCCTGTATCTTCGCATCCTTTTCCGTTATCTCTTTCGTTAATTCTCTGTTGCGCGATTCAGCCGATTGGATGGCCGCCTGCTCTGGCGTTATCCTTGGCGGTTCTGGCGGCTGCTCTGCCGGACAATGACCGGCGGCGAGCTGCGCTGTTAGCGTGAGATTCGTTAGGATACCGATGCTTACACCTCCGTCCTTGTTAACTCGTCAATGCTAATCGGAAATTTCGGTTTAACTAACGAATAAACCGCTTTAGCATACGCTTGGATTTCGACTTGGCTATCGTGTGCCAGGCGTTGATTCAAGAAATGAGCGACCGATTGAAGCGATGCCGTCCAGTAATAGCGTACATACATTCCGTAGGCCGGAAGGAATAAACGCGCTTGCTCTGCGCAGATGCCTGCTCCCATTGCGCTATCGTAAAGCTCCAGTCCCTTATCGATATATTGGAGTAAAGCATTCGTGTAGTGTGAGCCTGCGTTGACGTCCGCATATCCATTTTCTGCGTTAATAACGTCTATTGGTTTCCCGCTGCCTTGTTTCGAACTCTCCGGTGCTGAACGCCATTCGTCCGCCTGTGGAATGTAAAACGCAGGCTCTTCGGTAACATAACGCCTGCTCGATTCGTTCCAAGCATCCATTGTGTGGTCGGAACCGACGATATATTTCCAATGTTGCCGCGCAACCATTAACGGGGCATAGATTTCGAGCTGAACCGTAGCGTGTCGGAACGGCGACGTATGGCCTTCTCGCGCAAGGAATTTTATGAGACGGATGTCCTTTTCGGATAGTTCGGTAGATTCCTTGTCGTAGGATACGCGGGCGGAGTTAACGACAGAAAGGTCGGAGCCCATTACGTTTGTCAGGCGGACATAGCCGCGGTCGAGTACGCTAACTGCATCGTTCATTTGTTCGTCCTCCTTTGGTATTATATGTTATAATAGGAATAACCTATTAAGAGAGGGTGGTATTATGGAATTAAAACACGATTGTATTCGAGATTTGTTATTAGCTCTTGAAAAAAATCTCGGTTTATATCGAGCTTTGAAAAAATCTGAGATTCTTGAAATGGAGTCGCTTAAGAAATATAGTTTGGAAGATATTGTTTACACAATCTCCAAACTTAAGGAAGCAGGCTACATTAAAGCTAAGTTTTATTTAGGAGGAGAATTTCTCGTCTCAGAGATTACATACGATGGTCACCAATTTTTAGACAATGTTCGAGATCCTGAAGTATGGGCTATGACAAAAACATCTGCATCAAAGGTCGGTGGGGCATCTTTGAACATTTTAAAAGAAATTGCCCTCACTTATGTTAAACAAAAGTTAGGACTCAGCTGACCCCGCTACTCCCGAATCCGCCCGCACCCCGATCGCTATCGCCCAACTCGGCCACTTCCGTAAAAGCCGCCTGCTCGATCGGCTTAATTACGGCCTGTGCGAGGCGATCTCCTTTGCGGATGCTGTACGAACCGTCAACATAACCGTCGCTAATTGTCGGAACGAAACTCCCTTCCACGTCGTAAAGAACTTTCGATGTTAACGTTTCGTACCGCTCTCCCTCATCGTCTTTGATAGTCCGATATATAACAGGCGCAATATTATCGACAATCACTCCGACATCTCCCCGGTAGCCCGCGTCGACCGTTCCGAGCTGAACGCGCAGCTTCGTCTTCAACGTAATGCCGGAACGCGGTCGAATCTGCATTTCGTAACCTTCCGGAATCTCGAACGCTAGCCCCGTTTTGACTAGCGCGGTTTCTCCCGGCTCGATAATGACGTCTTCTGCCGCAACCAGGTCGAAGCAGGCGTCTGAAGCGTGAGCGTATTGCGGAATTTGTGCATCGGGTGACAAGCGTTTAATATTTACGTTCATACGAAAACCTCCTCGTTAATAACTGCGCATATACTTTCGTTAATGGACGCTCACTCGAAGTAGAAATCGTCATCTTGGAGCGCCTCGACTGTAGCCTTTTTGTATCCGTTACCCTTTGCTGCGAAGAAGTCATGCGATTTCGTCTTCGTATCAAGCCCGTTCAGCACGATCGGATTTACCGTTTCATCTTCGAAATACGGATCGAATCCAAGGTTAGCAAGCGCCTTGTTTCCGTTGTATCGCACGAACTTCTTAACGTCGTGAGTCAGTCCGACCTGATCGTAAAGATCCTCGGTATATGCGGCCTCATTTTCGTAGAGTTCCGCAAGCAGTTCGACAGCAAAGTCGCGCAATTCGATCTGTACGCCCGGTGATTGACGAATGTAAATTTCCTGCGCAAGCAAGCCGACATAGACGCCGTGGATCGCTTCATCTCTAATACCTTTTGTTCAGCCGAGATCGCTACTCTCGACCCGCTGCGAAATGCAGCCGCCTTACGTTACCGCAAGGAGCAGACTATATCATCACCCACATGGGGCGCCTCCCGTTTCGATTTAAGGGGTTCTCACCCACGCCAATAGCTTGCGCCCTACTCGTTTTGCGGAATTTCACCGCCTATGCGATAGTCGTTGAACGTTCTATGCGATCCCATAAAGTTTTCCATCTTCGTTTATGCCGAATTAAGCTAACGTATCGCGGGTGCAAGTCGTACTTCTCTCCGGCTTCGCCATTGCTCATCCCCGCAAGCAAATCACAGATTAAATTCGTGGCTTGTTCATCTGAAAGCTTTGACATCGAATTGCTCTCCCCGGGTTGTCCTGACATTAATCCAATCTTCAATGCGTGTTGAGTGTTTTCTTTAGGAGTGACTATTTCTAAGTTGCTAACGTGGTTATTTAGTTTGTTGCCGTCTTTATGATTGACGTACATTCCGTCTGGTATTTTGTGTATGAAGTACTTTGCTACCAATCTATGAACTAGAAAGTTCTGAGTTCCTTTTTGTGGGTGGGTGTATCCAACAACCTCATACCCGTGAGGTGTCACAAATGTTTTTCTAGGTTTATTAAGTTTCTTCGAAATAATTATTCCACTCTCGGTAATCCACCAAGGGGCTTCCTCTACTTCTTTTCGCACAATCTTCACCTCCTTCTGGTTCGCATAGCTTCGCTGCTGATCGTCCTTTCAAGGATTTCCCAGCAATTAGAGAGGTTCACAATCGCCGTCGCCGACGAAAGGGACTATTAATTAATCAGATTTATAATCTCGCCGCTGTTCATCAGCTTTCCTTGACCGTAGAAATATAACGGATAATAAAAGCCGCTGTAGAAAAGGAAGCTTTCGAGATATACCGACGCAACCATCGCCTTGTATAACGAAATGTCATCGCCAGCCTCAATCGCGTTATACAGTCCGCCAATGATTGCGGCTTTCCGCTGCAAGTAGCGATTCGTCTTCACCCATTCGAACAGTTCCGTTATCTTCTCCGTTGGCGCAAGCGTCATAAATATGTTCGAATAGGATTTCGCATGGACTGCGTTCTCCATCATCGCCATGAAATTCAGGACTGCTTTACGTTGGTGTCCGGAAACCTGGGCGGCAATTAGCGGCATACCCGTGTTTCCTTGCTCCGTGTCGAGTAGCGTTAAGCCCGCGAGCACTTTCATATACGTGTCCTGTTCGTTGGCTCCGAGATACTTCCACGTTAGAAGGTCGCCGTTTAGCGAAATCTCTTCCGGGAGCCAAAACTGCTTAACGTTCTGTTCATAAAACATTTGTGTGAATCCGTCTTCGTGCTGCGACCAGTTGGCCGCTGTATATTGCGTCAATTATTCGTCCTCCTTCTTAGGAATTAAGCTTATTTTTACGGGTGATCGAGAACTTTCCTTCGGGTAAAATCAGCACCTCGCCATCTGGTGATTTAAAAACTGTGTTTCGCAGTGTGTTGTCATAGACAAATGTGCGATTGTTTTGCGGCTTAACTTGCCCATCGATCGCTTCAAAGCCGATAAGAACAGACAGCTTTCGTTTTCTTAAATACCAAATCGCTAATGAAGTAAGCATTATTCGTCCTCCTCGTCATAATCTACTTCCTCGTCTGATACGGCGCTGAAAGACCATTCGCGAGGAAAGTCTTCGTTGAATAACCAATGATCAATTCCATGCGTCACACACGTTCCGTGAATTAATTCGTCCTCGTTGTAAATCACGTAGCCCTCAATTTTAACCTTCCGCATCATTCGTCCTCCTCATCGTTTAGACTACGCACGATAAGCAACCTTCCTGCCCCGTATCCTTTGTTCGCGCATAGTAAAGCGTCTTGATACCTTTGTGATGTGCGTATAAATCGATCCGGTTCAGATCGCGCGTCGTCATCGTATCCTTCAGGAACAGCGTAAATGAGATACCTTGATCGACGTGCTGCTGAATTGTCGCGATCATATCGACGACTTTGAACATATCCATGTCGTACGCTTCCTTGTAGAAGAACCAGTTCTTCGCGCTAAGCCCCGGCATCGGATAATACGTCTTGGAATTTCCGTATGTCCGTTCCTCTATGCGCTCCATAATCGGCATGACTGATGCGGTAGCCGACTGCACATACGAAATAGATCCGGTCGGTGCAATCGCGAGTCTATACGAATGGTAGAGTCCGTATTTTCGTACGTTATTCTCCAGCCGAACCCAATCGATGCGTTCCGGAATTTCAACGCCTTCAAACATCTTCGCGACCTTCTCCGTTTTAGGACGGAAATCTCCTGCGACGTACTTATCGAAGTAGCTTCCGCTCGCATACGTTGACCCTTCGAAGCCCTCGAACGTGCTACCGGTTTCCTTTGCAAGCTCCATCGACCGCACCAGCGACCAATAATTGACGAGCGCAAAGAATACGTTAGCGAAGTCCCGCGCTTCCTCCGATTCATAGGCGATCCCATTCTGCGCAAGATATCCGTGTAGATTCATCGCGCCAAGACCGATCGAACGCATATGACGGTTTGCCTTAGCGACTGCCGGCGCGTTCTTGATATTCGTTGATTCCGATACGATCGTCAGCGAATCGACTGCGAGCCTAACCGTTTGCTCGATCGACTTATTCGCCATGACGTTCGCAATGTTGAGTGATCCGAGATTGCACGAAATATCGAGGCCGATTGTGTCCGGTTCGCCGTAGTCGGTGTACTCCGATACTTGCGACGCCTGAAGCACTTCGCTACAGAGATTCGAAAATTTAACCTTCGAAATGTGATTCAGCGCATGAGCCGCGTTTACGTTATCTTCGAACATAATGTACGGGTACCCCGATTCGGATCGCAGAATCGCAAGCTTTTCGAGTAGCTGACGCGGATTGATTTTGTCTTTGCGGACGTTCGGATTCTCGACGAGTTTGTCGTACATCTCTCCGATATCCATTTCGTCAAGATGTTCGCCGTATTCCTTATAGACCGTATGCGGATAGAAAACGTACGCGTCCCGATCTTCGCGAGCCAGTTCGATGAATTTATCCGGAATGACAACGCCGATCGACAGCGTCTTGACCCTGACGTCTTCATCTGCGCTGATCTTCTTCGTATCCAGGAACGCGTCAATGTCCGCATGAAATACGTTGAGATACGCTGCGCCGGCTCCTTGCCGCTGGCCCATTTGATCGGCATACCGGAACGCATTATCGAGCAGCTTCATGACGCCGACGACGCCTTTCGTCGAATTCTCAACGCCTTTAATCGACTCACCTTTCGCCCTGATTTTCGATAGGTTAAGCGAGACGCCTCCGCCAAGTTTCGAAAGCTGCATCGCCATGTCTACCGCGCGACTGATATCGTTCAGAGAGTCGCCTGCTTCGAGAAGGAAGCACGATACTAATTCGCCGCGTCGCTTCCGCCCGGCATTCAAGAACGTCGGTGTGGCCGGCTGATATTCCTGACGAATCATCATTTCCGCAAACTCGATCGCCTTGGCTGCGTCTCCTTTCGCGAAGAACAGCGCACAGATGGCGATGCGGTCTTCGTAGCGTTCGAGGATCTTCTTCTTATCGTTCGTCTTCAGCGCGTAATCGTTATAAAACTTGAACGCACTCATGAACGAAGGGAAACGGAACTTTTTCGCGTAGGCCGCCTTGTAGACCGCTTTTATTTCATCGAACGTATACGGTTCGAAGACCTCGCGTTCGTAGTAGTCGTTCTCGATCAGATAGTTGAGCTTTTCGCGCAGATCGTGGAAAAATACCGTATTCTGATTCACGTAATCTATGAAATAACTGCGGACGGCTTCGGCATCCTTTTCGAACTGAAAGCCGCCGTTCTTCCGTATCATTATTTCGTTATTAAGTTCGATATACTTCGCGTGTTTATTCGTCAATAGCTCCCACCCTTTCCGTAAATATCCGTATATCTTCCGCCGTGCCCGCTAACTCGAACTTGTGAACGATCGGCACTCCGTATTCTTCCGCAATCAAGTCCGCCGCCTTGGCGTAATTACCGCCCCAGTTGCGATTGCCTGACGCAGCCACTCCCGCCATTAAATCGCCATTGTCCGCAAGGAAATCCCAAACGGTGCCGGCAACCTGGCCGAATCCGTAAGTTCCCGTTACCAATACGAACGGCTCCGTTAAGAGCATATCCGGTTTGATTTCGACCGCAGGCAGGCCGGTCTTGGCTACGAATCGGCGGACGTTGCCGGCCAGCGAATAATAGGCGATTAGCATTCGGAAGACTCCTTCCGTTTTAATTCCGCCTCTATTTCGTTTATTCGCGCCAGAATCCGGTCACGCTCGATTTCAAGTTCGAGTCTCTTCCGCTCATGCCGACTGATTGCATAATCAACATCGGTAAGTTGTTCGTCAAGCCATCGCAAGGACTGTCGCAACTGTGCGGCCGGGACGCCATAGCATTCGTAGGTCATCGGTTAACAACTCCGACAATATCGTCAATGTATCCGATCGTTTTCGTAATATAAAAGATCTTGTAACCGGACCCCCTGAGCGAATTGACCGTCGCTTCTGCATCTGTATCAGACTCCACACGGAGTATCTCCGCCTCTTTATATGAAAAGCCTTCCTCTTTACCCGCAATAATGAAATAATCGTTATTCATTGCGCTTCCTCCTCTACGTCCTTTTGAACGCGTTTATGTTCGCGGTACGCGGTGTACAGCCGATCAGCTAATCCGGTAAGTAACGCAGTTACCATGAAAACTACTGCGATTGTGATTCCGACTTTAACGACTGTTCCGACCGCTGGGACCGATAACAGTGCCGTCACGATGACAAAGCCGGTCAGGCATCCCGCAGAAAACAGACCGAGTAATAAGGTGAGCGCAGCCAAGTACGCTAATGCTCCGATAAGTCGCTGTTTAAACATCCGAGCCACCTCCTAATTCATCCTTATATCGTTCATGCAATGTGTCTGCGAGTTCCTTAGCGTACACAAGAAACGCATTGACAAAATCAGCCTCTTCCTGCGTTATTATTTCATTTTCTTTACCTTGCTTAGCTTGAATTTGGCGAGTTAAAGCAACCGCCGAATAAATAAAGCCATCAAATATCTCCTGTTTAAGAATCATCATATTTCTATGCTCTTCCACTGATCATTTCCCTCCGATCGTGTCGAGGATTTCCTTGATCGCGTAGTATTCCGGGTTGATTAGCGCTTTGATACCTTCAGTGATCGCATAAATACCGAACACTCCCGGAAGAATCACTAACAGACCGACAGCAAGCACTACGAAAAACCATTCGCAATCCCAATTACAATACCGCTCCCCGTATATCTTTATAGTCACCTTCGTAATTATGACTCCCGCAATAACTGCGATCATTAGAAAAACGAACCCGATAATCAAATCAGTCACACCGCTAGCAAACGCCTGCTTAACGAGAACTCCGTACACATGATCGGCCGCGACCCCGAGCTTTGCCGCCAGCTTATCGATGTATTCCATCGCTTTATCCATCTACTCGTCCTCCTTATCTCGTACAAATCCGAAATCATTATCGCGAAGAACCGAATGGAGAACGGCAGCCACACGGTTAATAACGTCCTCGTCCTGCTCCATGAAACCCGCTTCGTTAAAGATTGCGTGTGTAAGTTCGTGAATTAAAACGTTATTGATGCGTGAAGGCGATAGACCCTTCTCGATCTGAATGTTCGTATCTTGATACGTTACTTGACCCCAAAGCTGATGAAGTCGGTTTAAGTCCGGCACTAATTCGACCGAGTAATCAACGCCTCCAACCCGAAAAACTTTTCCGTCAATCATTTCGCGTCCTCCTTCGGTTTATCTATTACGCCTACGTGAATCAGCCACGCAAGCCCAATCGCAGCCGCATCGCTCTCATCGAAGTTTGCAAACGCGCCCTTGTATCCGGTGATCCTCCGCACCGCCGCCTCCACTTCGTCTTTCTCTGCCCTGCCCGATCCAGCCACCTTCGACTTAACCGTCGTTGCGGGTATTCCGAGGTCTGGCGTACGTTTACCAGGCTTCCGAAACTTATCGAACGTTAACCCGAATCGTGACGCTGCCCTCTCACACGCATTCCATGCTGACAGTACCGGATAGTTCGATGTAGACGTTTTGCCCGCGAAGTCCTCCCGCACCACATAGTCGAAGCCGTCGCGAGGACAATTTTTATCGAGAAACATCATCGCCCAGCCCTCGATAACTTCCGCTCGGTGCGCGTGTGACCGGCTAGGGTTCGGCTTGACGTGCGATAACGCTTTTATCGTTGGCTTTCGGTTTCGTACCTCGATGATCGCCACGCCGGGGCAGGTCATTGACGTATCGAACGCAAGGACTCGGATAGGATTGGCGCTACTCATTCAAGGCCGCCTTGACAATCGATTCAACATCCGTAGATTTTTTAATTTCCGCAAAGATAACTTCCCCATCGCCTAAGCCATTTTCGACCGCGTACCGTACAAATCTTTCGTATGCTTCATTCGCCTCTTTTTCCGAATCAACAATCTTAAAATCCATTTCGTCAGTTTCTAAAATAAGATATTTCGTCATCATTCCGCCTCCTCTTCGACTTGGACATCCGCCAAGTATTCTCGCAAGTTATTATGATCGTATTTACCCGCCAAGTTTGACGTAGCATAACGTCGCTCGGCCGCGAACAACATCGTCTTTTCTTCGTCCGTTAACTGCGATTTACAGTGTCCTTTGAACGCACAGAACGCGCATTTCCCAGTCATTTCGATCGTCATTGGCGGAATCTGTTTCTCGTAAACTAGCCGCGCTTGTTCCGCTAAGTCCGCAAGTAAAGCCTCCTGCATATCTTCCGTAATTACGAAATGGAAAGCTCGCAGATCCGGCTTCGGCTTACCGTCCGCCCAAGTCTTGCGCGTCTTCGGAACGCTCTTCTTATCTTCGTCCGAGAACCACGACGGCTTTTCGGTAGATTCGTAGAGAATAATGCCTTCGTTAATTCCGAATAACAGCGACTCGGCCGTAACCTGACGTAAGTGATGGCCGTCGGCGCCTTTGAAATCGAGTTTCCCATTCATCGCGACTAGACCCGTCGCCTTCGTTTTGTATTCGAACAGTAGCTTCCGTCCTTGATAATCGAGAATGCCGTCCGGCTTTGCGGTGATGGCGAACTTGACTCCGTTTCGTTCGAACACTTTCCACGCCTTCACTGCGTCCTCGAATGCGTATTGTCCATCGTCAGTTTCTTCGATGGTAAATTCGGCTTTATTCCCGAGTCGCTTCGGCATGTGGATGAGATCGAGTTGCACGAAGTCGACTATCGCCGTACCTTGACGCCTTTGTCTTCCGCGAAAAGGTTCGTCGTGGGACTTCTCCGGCTTCGTTTCGCTGTTTTTGAAAAAGACCTGACGATCGCACATGTCGGTTCCGGATGCGCCAAACGTAACGATTTTTTTGTCGGGATACGGCTTCCAACCGAGATGACTCAGCTTTTGTTCGTAGAATCGACGCTCAATCTTATCGATGTAATATGACGAGCTCGGATGCGCATAATAGGCGTCTAGCTGATCGATGAAAGCTTGCGCAATGTCTTTCGGTTGTGATTGCGATAAATGTGCCCGCAGTGAATTTGCGGCTGATCTTCCGTTTGAATTCGTCAATTAATCGTCTCCCTTCGAAGTGTTAAGCGCATTTTGTAGGTCGTTGTAGATAGTCTCGTAAACTGGGTCATCTTCGAAATCAATCCCAAGCGCCTCTAACAAACTTTCAATTGCATAAATCGCCTGCTCTATCGTCTGCGCATCTACGAGAATTTCCGCCATATCAAACCGCCTCCTTATTTTTAAACCATTCATCCACCGAGAAACCGTTTCCCCATCTGCGGCAGATCTCGATATCAGTCTTGTTCGGAATGTTGCCGAAAACGTACGTATTCAGCATGACATCCTCGAAGTCTTTAACGTCTTCTCGCGTGATAGTGTCCGGCACTAAAAGCAGCGCTTCGTCATGTACTACACACCATATCCGCCATTCTCCGCGACCTTCAGCCGTCTTCCTATCGCATAACTCTTGCAACGCAATCATCGTCGCTTTTGTCTGAATCGCTGCTGATCCTTGAACTCTTGCGTTAGTTGACTGCGTATAAACAGCCGAGTAATGGCCTTTGGCGTTACGATCCTTCGCGTCTGGCAACCGTCTTTTACGTTGGCCGCGATCCATCCAAACATAACCGTGCTTCTTAACGAAAGCTTGATTCGTTTCGACCCACTTTTTGACGATCGGAAATCTCTCGAAGAAGTTGTCGAGGAACTTCTGCGCCTCTTTCTTCGATATTCCGATAGCGTCCTTGAGCATGTTCGCGCCGCCTCCGTAAGCAACCGCAAGCATGATGACCTTCGCCTGTTTACGGTAGACTGATCCGTCGCCGCACTCTTCGATCGGCTTATTGAAAACCTCCGCAGCGATTGACGCATATAGATCATTACCTTGCAAGTAGTTATCGACTAGCTTCGGATCTTGCGAGAAGTACGCCAGGCATCGGTATTCTTGCTGACTCCAGTCTCCGCCTAAAATCGCGTATCCTTTAGGAGCTACGAACATTTTCCGGGCTTCCTTCGGTTGATTCTGTAGGTTGACGCCTGTTCCACCGGAAGAAAATCGGCCAGTCTTTGCGCCGTTCTGATTAAAATTCGTGTAGAGTTTGCCGGTCCTCTTGTCGATTAATTCCGGCAAAGCGTTGATGTACGTTGAATACAGTTTGAATTTCTCTTTGTATTCGAGAAGCTTCTTAATGATCGGATGTTTGCTCGCGAGTGGTTTCAGGGCTTTCTTTGCGTCAGTTGAGTCGAGCTTCTCTCCGGTTGCTTCTTCTAACGCTGGCTTAAGCTGCGCCGGCGAGTTAATGTTGATGTCGTCCAACTCGTCGATAATCTCCGAATACAAACGATCAATCTCCGTTTTGATCTCCTTACCGTATTCCTCAGCGAATTCTAGGTCGATATCGAATCCGGTTGACTCAAGCTTCTGCACGACGCTGATTAACGGAACCTCGACCGTCTCATAGTAGCGAAGGATATCCGGAAACTTCTTCAGGTGTTCGCGTTGGAAATCGCGAAGCTTTCTCGTCACATCACCGTCTTTTGCCGCATAAGCAAGCGCAATTCGTAGATCGCTCACTTCGTCAAAGCCGATCTTTCCGAATAAGTCTTCGTATATGTCCGATTTAATCCGTAGATATTTCGTGACGAGGTTCTTCAGCGCAAAGGACGGTTCATTTTCGTTAAGCAGTCGCATCGCTTCCTGGGTATCCCACGTAAGTCCACGCAACGTAATTCCTTCGCGATCCAGCATGTGAATATCGAACTTTGCGTTATGAGCGAGCTTTCCGATCGACTCATCTTCGTAAAATGGCCGCAGTTTTTCGACGACAAATCCGTTATCCAATTGCGGATGGTCCGTCTTATGCTTCGTCGGGATGTACGCGTGGATGTCCGCTTTAATAGCCGTCAGCACATGGCCGACAATACAGTCGTTCCATACGTCTGTGCCCGTCGTCTCAACGTCGAATACGATCTCTTCTTCGTCAGCAAGCAACGCAAGAAATTCGTCGAGCCGCGCTTCGTCCGTAATCAGCCAGTAGTTTTCCGGCGTATTCTCGACCATCTTCCGTAAGGTTTCTTCGCGCTTGGATTCTTGTAGCGTCTTCCATAGGCGCATGGCCTCCGCCTTGCTGAACACTTTCGGATTGCCGGCCTTGTTTACGCAGTCAGACGGATTCCTGGCGAGCTTTCCTGCGTCCATTTCCGCCTTAACTTCGTTTAATCGTTGGCGGTCAGTTTCCGATAGCTTGCTCGCGAATATGCGGCGCCAGCTTTCCTCGATCGGTTCGGCCGTTTTCGCCTTCTGCTTCCGTTTGGCCGTTTCGGTAACTTTTTCGTTTTTAACTTCGTCATTTTTCGGCGTCAACGCGCTAAGATTCAACCGCAGATTTCCGAGCTCCATTCGCATCCTCCTTTCTCGCGAGATAGGTTCGGACTACTTTTCGTCTTTATCTTCTGCGACCCCGATACCGATCAAAATAATCGCTAATGCCGCAATAGGAAGCGTGATTAACGTCTCTTTATCGACGTTCAATCCCGCTAAGAACGCCAGCACCACGCCCGATACGTACGATAATATACGCTCCGTCTTCCGGCTCATAAATCGACCTCCTCCGTCCATTTCCGCTTGTATTCCGCCTCGTTATCCGCATACCAATCCGACCAGCAAGCGTTGTCGCAAAAGTACCGGTCGAAGAGCGAATCGTATGTTGCGGATCGCCCTTCGTTTAAAATCCGGCTACATTCGGCGCAGATGGCGGCAGGTTTTGCGGACACTTACTCGGCGTCCTTTCGATCGAAACGCGCTTCGACAGGCGTTACGAGTTCGATTGCTGCGTCGTATTTGTACCCATCTTCGCAACCCGTCGGCCTGATAAATACAATCGGGAATGAAGAGGAGGCGTCAATTCGCTTAATTTCGAACAAGTCGCCGCTAGGATTCCGAAAGATGTCACCGGCCTTATACTCGCCAACCTCCCGCCCGATTGCGGCCCATTTTTCGATCTCTTCGACCTCCGCGACCTCTTCTTCCGTTAGGAGTTCGAGTTGGGCAGGCGTTGCGAAGCCGTATAAAGGACCGTTGGTAATACAGATTCTACCGTCCCAACCTCCCGTTACCTGTTGATCTCCAACCCCGTAAACTTTTCCGTCTTCGAAACCGTTTAGCGGACATTCACCGCCACCCGACTTCAACCGGACTTTAGCGCCTTTCTTAAACTTTGCGCGAGCCGTCGCGTCTTTTGCTTCGGCAACTTCTTCGTCAGTGGCTCGGACAAGTTCATATTCGTAAAAAATTCCGACATCATTTCCGTTTAAATTTTCGCAATGGTAAGGTGCAAAATCTTTGTCGTCCCTTTTCACTATTACGATTTCATCGATTTCCGCAAAATGACCGCTTTCTTTTCCGACCACCTTCGCATAATCACCGACTTTTAACCGTTCAGGCTTCGGCTCGGCGGCGCTGACTTTACGGTAGACTTCGAAAACATCTTCGTAAGTATCAAAATCGTCTCCTTCGTCATCAATGATGTGCGGATCTCCATGTCCATCTACGCGATAGATTTCGTAATACTTCCCGGTGGTTAGATAATCGTTTGGAGATTCGTCAAACTTAACGAAATCGCCCGCCTTCGCCTCGCTCTTGTCAATCCGTACGTACTCCGTCTTAGCTTCGCCTTTTAGCGCAGCGACGTCGGATTCTAACGCATCGACGCGGTCTTCTAATGACGGTTGGATTTCGGAGACTTTACGGAAGACATCTAACCGACGTTTGTATGTCGACGCATTGCAAGTGTTTCCAACCATGCCGACAATTTGTTCGCGTGGATCAAAACTGTCGTTTGTGTATGTTACGACGAAAAACTCACCGACTCTCTGATCGCCCCACTCTTCTTTAACGAGCACGATATCACCCTTCTGCGCACCTCCTTCCACACGCTCATACTCCGTACCATCATACGCAACCTTCGTAATTTCACCGTTCACCATATCGAGAGTCTTAACGCCATGTAATCTCGCCATCATACCGCCTCCGCTTCGTTATTTTCCGCAAGATCTTCCCGCATGAAATTCAGATTCATTTCGACCCAACGCTTGCCATCCTTTTCTTGCGGGCCCCAATAGTCGGTAATGCTACGAGTATCGAACATCCATGCGCGAGGGAACTTTCCTTCACCGACCAGAACGCCGATAAAATAATCCGCATCCTCAGGTGTGTAGGCTTCTCCGTCTCCTTTACGTCCGCTAACCGTCAAGTAACCGCGCTGCTTCCTTCGGTCACGAATTGTCTTAACCTGGAACGTTTTCCATTCGCCAGTGCCCGGATCTCTTGCGCTAATGTCGAACGGTTCTTCTGTCTCCGCTTTTGATATCGCTTGCCACCCGCTAGCCATTAAAGCAGCGCGGGCAATTAGTTCGGAATATTTGCCGATAATTTCGGTTTGATGCGCCATCACTTCGCCTCCAATAACTTGTATAGTCTCGCCGTTTCTAAAAGCAACACGCCGCATGATACGTTTAAAATTCCAACTGCAATATCTCCGTAAAGTATTCGCCCAGCGGCTAAACCGAAAAATATAATCGCGAGAACAATTCGAGTTTGATACATTCAATCATCCCCCTTCGTTTTATTAAAACGGTAGATCATCATCGTCAATTGTTCCGTTATCTTTTTCGTTATTTGATTCCGTTAATGGGGGCAGAACGGCTTTCTTGACGCCCTCTTTCGCTTCGTGAAGAATCTTAACGATATCTTCTTCGTCGCGGAAGTTAGCGAGCTCTTCGTACTTGTAGTCGATGCCAATGAACGCCTTTGCCTCTTCAAGAACGTCGTCAGGCAGATCGCCAGATTCCAACGAATACGTTTTGTCGGCCTGCTTAAAATGAACCGCTTGCCCTACGAGCGTATACTCCGGCTGAATTTTCTTGACTGGCTTCTCCGCTTTATCAAAATCATCCATCAAACTATTCGCGTGGAACTCCGCAATATCGATAACGCGATAAGTCTTATATTTCGGATCGTATACCGGGATCATAAAGAACATTTTTCGTTTTGCTCCCGCTTTACATGAAATGCATTCGTCTTTTCCAGGTTGAAAATACTTTTGTAATTCGTCAACGCCGACCGTGCTGCGAGGAGAATGAAGGCACGTATGTTTTCGGAATTTGTGATCGTAACCTTTACCGGTATATTCTTTATTCTCGTGAACGAAATAGACGTACCACTCTTCGTACGGCGCAAGGATAACCAACGTACGGCCTTCCTTGTTGATCTCCCCGTGACTTCCGACGCGGACATAACGCGTAACGCCTTCCGGGAATTCGCTATCGCCGTTAGCCGCCTTATCACGTTCTTCTTCGCGCTTCTTCAAAATGTCTCTAATGCTCATTCGATTTCCCCCTACGTTTTAATTTTGAGGCTTTTAGCCCTCGCAAAATGCCGGTACCTGCGTCCGAAACGCCGCCAGCGCTAAGCCGTAGCGACGCGACTCTGTTACTTAACGGACACCCCGACATTCTCCGAGCGCTGGGCCGCATATCCGCCGCCCTATTCGCTTTCATCGCGATTAACTTCGTGAATAATTCCGCAAAATAATATCGCAATAATGACGCCGACTATTTCGATAACCCATACGTCAGACATAGGCGGCGACTCCTTTTTCCTTTTCGGACAGTTCCGAACGTTTGGACGCAAGCTCGCTATATTCGGATTTCAAAACGGAGATCTTTGCGTCAATGCTTGCGATAACTTTGTTCGAACGTGCCTTTGCGCGATTGAGTTCGAGCTGCGCAATTTCGAGGTTCTTTTCCGCAATCTGTACGTTTAGAGCGCGGACTTCGCGTTTGATACGGCGGATCATTGCGTTTGCTTTTCGTCTTAATGCCGCCTTCATTTCGTCGGGAAGTTCGTTAGAAATTGAGTCGAGAGGCTCCGCCATTTTATAAACGGTCACGATACGGTTACCGTCTACGATTAAACGAGTTCGGCTGTTTATATGATCGAAAATTTTCGCGATACGACCTTCCCCGTTCGGCCTTTCGCCGACGTAGTATGCCGTTTGCATTAAACTCCGCAAATGATTTTTCGCGTGTATTCGCATGATGCCGAGACGTTCGACTGCGCGGTCAATAGCGTGATTTGTGGCCTCGTATTGCTTCATCCGACCCGCACCGCCTGGATCGAAAGTGGACGATAGTAGTCCGCCGGATCTTCGTCGGCTGGCCATGCGCCTTGATATAAAATTTCGGTTAGTTTGCGCGGATCTAGCGCAGGATACGTATTGGAATCGGTAATTTTGGGGATATTCATAGTACGTTCGCCTCCATATGTTTTTAGGGTAAACGCACTAGTTCGGAAGGTGTGTTCGTATGGTGTTCGCTTGTCTTTTGACATGAGAACGGTTATCATGAGGATGTAGCTACGCCTTCCGAGGCTAGTTACGTTTAGTTATTTCGCAAACAAATAGTCTCGGTGGTCACCGAACTGTTTCGAATCGAAGTAGCCTGCCAGCTTTTCGAGTTTGCGAATGACTGTCATGTGATGAACGCCTAGCTTTTTACCGATTGCCGTCGGTGTTGGGCGTTCACACTCTAGGAACGTCTCAACGATTGTTTTCGTTGTTTCGTCCGATTTTTCAACCAAGTAGTCGATCAGTTGCCGCTGATCGGCTCTTTTTTTACTTAATAATAATGTTTCTGGCGTATCCTCTTCGGTGACTATCAGCGTTGCCGCGCCTTCATCACCATCATCACTCGAAGATAGCACGCATTCTAATACTTCCCTCTGTAATCGCTTCTTTTTGTCTCTGTACAAATTTGCACGTTTATTTTTCAAACTGTACTTAAAGTAATTTTCGAAGTCGTGTTCGCCTGAATAAGAATCAATACAATTCATTAGAACATCTTCGTACAAAGCAACCACCTCCGGAACGCTCGACCTTAATGATCGCGCCACTCCTTTAAAGGCGTCTCTCATCGGAGTGATGGTCATTTCATAAATCTCATCGAATGAAGTGTTACTCCTAGACTGTTGATAATTCAGTACCAGATTATTCAGTTTTTCTTTCAAAAAAGATCACCATCCCTTTCTCACTTAATAATACCCTCGACAATTTAAAGTCGCACATATTTCTTTAATTTTTTCTAAGTTTTTCTTCTGTAAAGAAATAATAACATGTATTTTGGGTAATTCTTCTCTATCACACTATGTTTCCGAAAAATAATTTAATGTAATGAATATTCCGCAAATAAAAGAAAATCCCGTCTTTCGACGGGCTAACAAAAATTATAGATTAACCTCCTGGAATAGGGTCTGCTAACTGAGTTGTATTACTTTCCGCCACGGTATTAATTAACGAACTTCCCGCTACTAGAACCCCTGCTGTAAGTAAAACTGCTAATAAAATCTTTTTCAAAATAAACCTCTCCCTTATAATTTAGTTGAATGTCCTTTATAGGGGCGGCTACGAGAGGGTCTAATCCAGCGGCGATCATGTCACCTACGACAATACTAGAAAACAGAAAGTTAAACTCTTGCGTGAATGTGCTGTAGGCTTCAGCTAGATCAGATAAATCTCCGTACTTGACCATTCGAAAATACCGCAGAAAAAGGTTTTTTTCACCGAGTATCATATCTTCTGGTGTTGGTAAATTTTGAGGAATCTCTCTCTTCTCTCTGTATGAATAAAACCCCTCGACTAGCTTTAAAGTGTTATTTGCTTCTACGGCAATCCTCGGATCGTTTGTTTTTTTGGCCTCATCAGCGCTCATCCTCATGTAGCGAAGACACGCTCGCTTATCCTCCTCTATAAAAGAAACACCCATGTAATAATACCCATCAGATTTAGTTTTCGCACTTAAATTCGAAGAAAAAAGAAAATCTGCATGACGGCGTGCTTTGGGAAGGTCTTTGAGGTATAAATAAGCAGGCGCAAATACTTCAGAAAGACGTATTAAATAACAGTCTTTAAAAAATGTTTTTCTTGCGTCGCTTAATTCATATATCTCCTTTTCAATATCAGACGCTTTTTCAACAATTGTGGCATATTTATTATCAAAATAAAGACAATAGCAAGAAAAAATATCCTTTAACACCTTCAATTCTTTATCCTTGCCACATTTTAAAGTATTTACGTAATTCCTCAATTCGTGCGGCCTGAATTCTCCTAACATGTAGTTATATATTACTTGATAAAATTGTGTATAATTGATTAAGCTGGAATCTGTTCTGTGCGCTTTCAGTAATTTTTCTAACAAAGGAATATCACGCTGTATTGCCGCATATTCAAAGGCATGTTTAATCGACTCAGTCGTAGTAAGTTTTAAGCACCATTTTTGCATTAATTCATGATAATTCCCTTTATAGAAAAATTGCGACAATTTTAATAACGTTCGAAAGCCGATTTTTCCAGTCCTTTTGAAATTATAAAGCTGGTTCACATGAATATTTAAATTGTTTGCAGCTGAATCAAAGTCTAAAAATAAATCATCGAAACAGTTTAAAACATCTTGCTGAAGTGCGCCCAAATTTAAACCCCCTCTATTCAGAATTGCGTTTGTTTATAGTTCTAAGTATAATACAAATGTGTACTTTTGTACACATTATTATTCAAAAAATTTGGAAGGAAGATAAATATGATTGATTACACCCCACTATTTAAATGTCTTAACGAAAAAGGAATAGCTTTAAGTCACTTCCGAGAAAAAGGACTAAACTCTAAAACACAGGCTCGAATAAATAAAGGACAAGCAGTAAGCCTCTCAACAATCGAATTTCTTTGTAAAGAATTGGATGTTCCGATCGAATGTATCGTAAGGATTATAAGGGACTAACTAGCCTATAGCGAGATGGTAGTGACTAGTGTAAAATAATACGGACACCTTAAAGATAAGGAGGTGTTTGTTACGTTTAAGGTCGGCAAATGCCGGATACCTGAACTATGCTCTAAGCGCGGCATTGATCAGACTCAACTCGCAGCTAAAGTCGGTTTAACAAAACAACACATAACGGACTACGTAAGTTTACGAAACAAGCCGAGTATCGAAAGGGCCTACAACCTTGCGAAAATACTCGGTTGCTCAATCGAAGAACTCTACGAATGGTCCGAGGTATCCGACAATAACACGGAGGGTTAACTTAACCTCCGCCGACCTTCAGTACGGGTATTCCCGTACTTAAAATGACAACGCCAGCTCTTAACGGCCTCCGCACGCTCATACACCGCCTTCAACTCCGCTTTCCCCTTCGTAAGCAAAAATTCATTCGCATCCTTCCCTTCTGTAATATATCCGTGTGCCAGTCCGACTTTCCCGTATAAATAACGCTCGATCTCCGCCCGCAACTTCTCGCCGGCCTTATCGTTATCCGTCACGATGGTTACGTGTTCGATCGGAGACTGGACGATGATGTCCGCCTTCCGCTGGTTAAACGAAGATCCACCGGTTCCGATCGCCGGCACTCCCGCAGTCATCCACGATTGCGCATCGATCTCCGCCTCGCATAATACAACGCGTGTCAGTCTCCTGTCATACACGACATTCATTCCGTAAACAAGGTCCCGTATCGGCCATCCGCCTTCGACGTACCAGAACGCCTTTCCCCACGTTGACCGATACTTTACGTTAGCGAGCCGGCCGTTTGGAAGCCGCCAGGGTAGTGCAACCGCACCGCCTGCCATTCCGACATCCATCAGACGTTGAACAGCCGGCATGATTCCGCGCTTGTTTAAATAATCGTTAGGCCCCGCAGCCACGTCGTCGATAATCGATTCGCTCAACGGTTCGCGATTCTTTGCGACCTTCAGCTTCGGAAGCCTGAGCGTGAGTTTTCCGTCATCTGATTCCGGCGCATACGCATCGATCAGGTATTCGACCGTCTCCTCTTCGGTTTCTTCGCGCAAGAACGCCAGCAGCTTAACGAATCCGCCCCGCGCATACTCTGCGTCATAATAGCCGCTATCGCCCCAATAGCCGGCCTTTGCGGACGCTGTGTCGTCGAGATAAACGTAAAAGCTAGGCGTCCGGTCATATCGGAAAGGACTTGCGGCCAGAAGGCGATCGTCCGTCCAGGTCGGCCGCGTCCATTCGAATTGTTCGAGTTCATATCGTATGTCGACGTCGACCTGGCGGCCATTTAACGTTAAAATCGGCACTTTCGTAATCCCCCTTTCGTACTAAAAACACCGGATTGTTCTATATATTACGCCCTAGTTTTTGAAAAATCCTTCGTAATTTGTCGAAAGAACCGCGGTAAATGTTGACAATATCAACCGCTATTTTCCATCGTCTTAGAAATCGAACTGATCCGCTGACCCTTCGTCTCCTCCTAGCTGCTTAATGACGCCAAACTGTGGCAAATAAACGATCTCGGCGCTTTTCCCTTCGCCGCCATCCCGGCCTTTGTTCAGACCGATCAGGCCTCGACCTTCCTCTGCGTTCGTATCCACCGCAATCAATAGCGCAGCATCTTCGAGTAAAGCTTTCGTTTTCTTGACGTCCTTACGCTGCGGCAGCTTTAATTCGGAGTCAGCGTCTTTCCCTTCGCCTTCTTCCGCTTGCGTCAACGCAAAGACAGTCGTTTTTGTTTGGCCGGCTAGACGACGGAGTTTCTTCGATGTTTCAGCAGCGTCTCCGCCCGCAGTCTTTGACGTGTTCTTTTCGTAATCGAGATAGTAAAACGGATCGATAAGCACGACGTCAGCTTTCGTTTCGAGAATATCCGCCTTCAGATCGCGGAGTTTTCGGGAGTCAAAGTCCTCGTCGTCTACCGCGCGAACAATGATGTTGCCCGGGATCAATTCGTTCATCTTATCGAGGAACTCCATAAATCCGGCTTCGAATTCGTCGGACAACTTGCCTTGGCGAACATCCCGCGAATTAAATCCGGCCTCAATATCGACGCCGTCAAGATTCGCTTTTGTCACGCCAATGCTTGCCGAAATAGAAACGTATAGACGAACGAGAACCTCGTACCATCCCATTTCCATCGACCAGATTAGAACGTTCGCCCCCTGCATCGCGCAATTAATCGCTTCCTCCAACGCAATGGCCGATTTTCCCCGTCCGGATTTCCCGTAAATAACGTATACGTTCGACGAAACATAGCCGCCCATGGCACGGTTTATAAAGTCGAATTTGCTACTCCAGATCCGGAAAGACTCGCCAGCCTTGCGGTTTTCGTATTCGGCTTTGAATTTGTCGACATCTTTTTTGAGGTCGGTCCCAACCGAATTACGAACGTTTGTTCTCATTTTAAGCCTTTCGACTTTTTCCGTCAACCACGAAAATAATTCCTCCGGATTATCTTGCGCAGCATTAAATCTTTCCGGAAGCTCCTTTTCCGCCAAGTCTACGAATTCCCTCATCGCTGCCTGTTTCCGTAGCTTTTCCGCAAGGTAATGGTAATTGGCTTCGATATTAAAATCCGGCTGGAAGTCCGGCACCTCATTCGCCACCATTTCGGCCGTTGGCGCCTGGCCTCCGTGTTTCTCCGCATATTCCGTGATGTAACGGAGCGCCTTGCGTTCGCCTTCCGTCGGTAGATCCTCGGCGGTAATATTAAAGCGTAGCAACGCGTTCGGATCGTTCTGTTCGATTACTTTCGATAGCATTAAAACACCGTAGTTCATCCGCGATCCCTCCTCACTCTCTTAACGTAAATCACTCGGACGCCTCTTTTCGCCTGCTCTGCGATTTCGATTCGAATACGGAAGAAGTCAGCCGCATTCCCAAACATATCCGAAACGGAATCCGCAGCGACACCGATGTAATAAAACGCCCAATCTAGCGCAGCAAACGTCCACTTTAACGGATAAAGTAGGCGGTACATTATCGCTCGACCTCCCGCTTCAATTTCGCCTTTGCCTCGTCCTGCTTCGCCTTGTATTCTTCGTCACCATACATCGCTTCCAGACGCTTATAATCGTTTAATTCGTCGAGCAGCTCATCGATTTTCTTCGTCTTCTCTTTCGCCATTTCACTCCCCGCCTTTTCTAGTCCTTCGCTAATCGTGGTCGCCAGTTCAACGCTCGGCAATTCCGGAAGAAATTCCGCAAAATGAAACGCTGTTCCCTCCGGCTCCGGATAGTTTTCGTAATCAACTTCGTTAAGAAATTCGTCGACATACTGACTGCGGCAAACCAACCGAACGTCCTCCAGATCAGCGAGAATCCATTCGCCGTGAATTGCGTCAGTCAGATCGAACTCGACGTAGGTAGAGACGCCGGTATCATCCGTTTCCTTAACGTCTCGACGCGCATCCACGAAGAATATGCGGTCAGGATATCCGTCTACTGCGACTAGATCTCCGAAAGTGATGTCCGTTTTCATTCGGAATCCCTCGCGATCATACCGGTACTACACATTCGGGATAATTCATATTCGTCAATCTTTCTAATCGTTCCACATTTCGAGCAGCCAATCTCGTAATAATCGACCGCGTCTTCACTAAAGCCGTTGTACTCATAATCAACGCCAAAATCGCAAATTTTCCATTCATGGAAACATAGCGACCGCTCTCGCTTTCGTCTGAAGAAGTTCATCTCCGCAGCCCCCTTTTCGATTCGCCTTCGAATTCGCTCACCCAGCACAAATCGCCGATCCGGTCCGCCAGCCTTTTCTCTCCGAACACATCCGAAAGACGTCCGAGCGCAATATTACTCGTATAGACAGTCGGAAGTTGATTCGTCACTCTTGCGTTAACTATTGCGTGAAGGTATCCACGAAAGGCCGGCGTACAATCCCGCACACCTACGTCATCCAGAACCGCAAAAGGAGCCGACATCGCTAGCGTCATCTTCCGTTTGAATTCCGTCAGGCCGTCCTCATCGTTCGTCATGGTTGCGAGGTTGAATTCCGTCTGCCATTCATTCACATCGAGGAAATAGGCCGGACGCAATGACGGCGTTAAACCTCTACGCAAAGATCCGCTGTAATGGACGCGCAGCCATTCGTTAAGTAGCGCCGCCGCTGTCGTCGTCTTGCCGGTGCCGGACTTTTCGCTGTAGAGATACAGCGACTTAATCCGGTCAGCCGGTTCGATATAGCCTTCCGTTTGCTCAAATTGGCGCTCGAACGTCTTGACGTAGTTTTCAACCGATTTATATACCGCAGGCTGATCCGCCCTGGCTGGCGAATTGGCGAGCGTTGTCAGACGATATTCTCGCGGTAAGCCTGCCGCCGCAGACCGGCCGCCGTTGCCAGACGCGCCATGCATTCCGATAAAAAACGTACAGTGTTGCGTGCAAGATGCCGTGCCGGCCGCTTTGCATCCGTTAGCCAGGACGCAGTTTCTTTCGTTAGTCAATGGCGTTCACTCCTTCCGTTAGTTCTCGATTACGTTTACTACGTGGATATTTCCGTTAAGTTTGTCTACGAGTAGATATATGGTGAACTCAGAGGTTTTTAAGACGCGTAGCATACCTTCGACAAAATCGAGGTCAGTCGTTACTCCTGCTGGATCGTATGTCATTCGCCCACCTCCGTCCGGCTGTCGTCGATGATTCGTCTAAGACGGCATGTGACTGCAACAGATGAGATCGCGGCTTTATCTAGCCCAGTGCCGATGTATTCACCGTCCGCAACAACTTTCACATGTCTTATATCTTTCAAAGGACGACATTCAACCACGTCTCCCACACGAACCTCAGTCGGATTTGGCGCGTTCAAATATTCGTCAGGTACTTCGAGTCCAAGTGCGCGATGAAGAGCGATAGCCTTTCCGATATGGACGTTGAAGCAGTCGTCCGGTGCACATATTGCCGTTCCATAAAACGCAGTCCTACTATTTGGTTTCTTTGCGACAGCTTCAACGGATCGGGCTTTTCGATTAACCTCTAACGAAATGTTGAACGTCCTCAGCCGTCTGTTATTCTCTCTAAGCCGCTCAACGTCCGCCTTCGCCTGCTCAACGATTTCATCTCGTCGTTCTTGTGCGGTCTTTTCCTGTGGCCGCATATAAGTCGCATCCATGTCCGCATCGAATTTTCCTTGTTTATAGCCCTCGCCATAAGAGCGTAGTCTGATCGCCCTCATAACCGCTTCTCCATGCTCGATTAGTTCATCGTACCCCATTGCGTTCAAATCGATTTTCATATCGTCAGCCTCCTCGTTTTTAACTTCGTTATTGACGATGACTTCGTATTCATCATTATAGAGCACTAAAGAACGCCCCTTAACTGAAACACTATAGTAATGAACATCGGTCACTTCGTATTCCTCGCCGTTCCTATACTCTTGTGAATCTTCTGTATCCGTAATCAACACACGCTCGCCTACCTTAGCCGGACGCTTTTCTGTGACGATAAGTTCGGCGTCTTCTTTTCGTATTACTGCTAAACTACCGTCTTTTTCTCTTGTTTTGTACGTAAAATTGCCTTCTCTTTCGAACTCAAACATCCGACCGATCTTATTTACATACCAATACGAAGGTTCTCCCGCCTTCAAAATCCGCACATACTTTTTCGTTTTAGCCATCTCGCAATCCCTCCGTTTAATAAAAGTCGTCGCCGATTTCCGCCTGCCGCTCTCGCCTTTGTTGCGCCTCTTCTTCGGCCTTGATTTCCGCTACTGCCCTCTGTAAATTCCGTCCCATATACGTCTGCATAAATCCGAAGCTGATCCCCGGCCATTCTGCCGTCGGCCTGTATTCCGCAAAGCATAGATCGATGAAGCGCTTCGTTACTTCCGGCCCGTATTCGCCCGGCTTCCGCTTCGTTCCGACCCAGCGCCCGAGCATTCCCGCTTCGGCCTGCCATCCGCGCATCGGAACGTAGGGGACGCCGTACAGCCGCTCATGCTCCGCCTTTAAATACGCCTGGAAGTCGCGCACATTCCATTTGGATACCGGTTTATCTGTCGTCGGCATTTTCGTCACCACCTGCGCAAAATCCACAATAGATAACGCCTCCAACTTCCGTCCAATTATCGCCTACTTCATCGCCACATTCTTCGCATCGACAACGCGAAACTATTTCGTTTAACTCCGCAATGTGATCGAGCAAAGTCGGAATATCTTGGCGGGCGTGCGCGATGAACTCTGCGTCTTCTTTCGTTACTGCCGCCGCAACGCCGTCCCAATGTGTGTTTACCCAATACCGAAGATTTTCGTTTCCCGGCCACTCACTATCATCTGCGGCCCAATAGCTCTCCGTTGCCGCTTCCACACGCTGACGGATCGCTTCGAGTTCATCTTTTGTCATTACGCATTCACCCCTTCGATTTTGATTCCGAGAATATCAAGTGTGTCTATAATCGTCTGAACTACGTCCTGGGACCGATGTTCTTCACCGCGATTATAGTACTCGTCACCTATTTCTCGTTCTTCTTCGAACCACTCCCGCACCTTCTCCTCCGGCGTCTTTTCGACTTCGTATCCGTTGATTAATGCGGCCGCGAGCGTCATGATATCGATATCCGCAAGCTCACCACCGATTATCCCGTCGCAAGCTGCCATAAGGATATAGTTATCGGGGCCTCCGATTCTCCGCATTATCTCTAACGCCTCCGCCTGCTCCTTCGTAATTACCGGCTTTTTAATTTCGCTCATCTATTCGCCCTCCTCTTCGTATAGATATAAACCGATCTCTTCACATATCGGAAAATGATACATATTCCATTCGTAGAAAGCGTCTTGTGATTTCGATAATAGTTCGGACGCCTTCACTAACTCCGCCTTCAACCGCTCGTTTTCCGCAATCAATCCCGCAATAGTACAGCGAAGGTCTGCGATTTCGTCCGTCATTTTAACGCCTCCATTACGCGTATTTTCGCCCTTCCAACGTCAGCCCTTACGATTACCCTCGATCGTCAGCAAAGCCGCTAATTCCCCGCGAAATTCTCGTATAATTCGTGCGAGGTCTTCCAGCGTCTTGACGTCCGATAGTTTTACACGCCGATCCATGACGAACATGATTGCGCGATCAACCGATGAGAAGTACGCGACCTCTCGCCAACGTGCGATCGGGGAAGGATCTAAGTCGGGATTTTCGGCGAGACGCTTCGGCCAGTTCGGTGCTTTCGTTGGATCGGTGAAATAGCGTTCATTTACGATGATATTGCGTTCGTCTGACGTGAGTTTGTAATCGGGGGATAGTACGATTTCAATCGGCATGGTTTTCGTCAGCTCCTTCGTTAATAAGTTGCTTGAATTTCTTTATAAAATGCCTCATCACACCCGCACTCAGGACAAACCTGTATGTCTGTATCGAAACCGTCGTAATCCATAACAGTTTTTGTTTGAGGACTTTTAAACACATGCCCTTTATGGCACCTATAAACCTTTTCCTTGCAGTTCTTTTCTCCGTATATTAATAAAAGTAGTATGAACAGAGTAAGCAGTACAAACGTTATAAAGAGCACATCCTTTCTTTTACTAATTAGACCTAGCAATCGTTCGCTTTCGCTCACTCTTGCAGATGTTTTTAATCGCGATACATCTTTTATTTAAGAATATCCGCGCGAATGTATATGAGCGCTATTATTTATCTAGTTCTTAATGGCTCTAGTTAAAAGATGGTTCTTGTTAGTGTGTTGTCTAGCCGTATATGGCTAAGCCATGTGTGGTTACTCGTCACGTGGCTCCGGTAATTCCTCCGTGTCCCCGTCAAAAATCGCAAGTTGGCTGATCGGCATGATCGTGTATCGCGCGTTCTCCCACCGCTGAGTTTTCGGATCTCTCGTCTTCTGCTTTACGACTAACGGACGCCCCTGCCAACGATAATCACAAAGAGCCTTAATACGTTTGTTTGCGGCCTCTCTTCGTACGTTTAACGCCTTCGCGATCTGATCCTGCGTTGGGTAGCATTCGCCCTTTTCGTTCATGAATGACGAGAGGACACACAACGTTTGCCAACGGTCGGCTCCGATGTCCGCGATCAGTCCTTTCTTAACGGCATCGACGTACATTTTGACGAAGATGCGCGTTTCGGACTTGCCGGACGTCAGGTTATATTCGGACTGCGATTCGACTGAGACAAGTCGTTGATGTTCGTTTGTCATGCGGATACCTCCTCCGCGTTTCCACGTAATCTTTTCATTCGTTCTATTGCCGTCCTTATGTCGGTGAAGTCGTCGAATGGCCTCTCCTCATGTCCGTTATTGCACGATCTTTCTTCAAACCTAAACGTCACTTCACGCTTCACTTCGCCTAAAGGGAAGTACGCTACTCTCCTGGTTTCTGGATCAGTGATGGCGAATATATCTACGTCACCTTGTTCGTAATGAAGTCTTTTATACGGATTTCTCGGATTGGCAGACTTCCTAAGATCCGCAATTAATGCCTTATCTTCCTTCCTTTTTCCCGTTTTCACCTGCACTTTAAAATGCCCACCGTCTACTATCGCGACTAGGTCGTATTCTAAATCGGGCTGTGACGGAAGCAAAACTACTACTCCTTGAAACAGTAAATCTAGTTCTACGAGCTTCTCCGATGCGTAACCGATCATTCCTCTTCTATTCATACCATCACCCCGCAATATCTTTCGTTATAACTTCCGGAAAATCCGTGTAATCCGAAAAATATAATGGCTGTTTTCCTCGCCCATATCCGTTCATATCAACCACCTCCCGGAGCATGATCGAAATTTGCGAACGGCCCTGCCATACTCCGTAGGGTAGATACGCAATCCTCCGACTCTCTAAATCTACGATTGCTAGAATGTCGTAGTCACTTTTGGTATATGGACGACTAACTCCGTTCGATTTTCTGTTATCGATAACCATCCGGTAGCCGTCATGCTCTATCTTCGTCTTAACCTGTATCTTTACGAACGATCCGTTAATGTCCGCGACCAGATCGTAATGCGTCCACGGAATATCCGGACTTAGGCTGACGATTTCTTTCTTCGCTAAATCTGCGCGAACGATATTCTCCGCTGCGTACCCGTAAAAGTTTCGTTTATTTATTGCGTTACCCAT